AAATCGGGGTGGAAACTCATGGGCAACATACCCTTTCGGCCACAGACTGGTTCATTGCGAACCTTGCAGACGGTTATCTGGGACTCGTTTGATCCTTCGATTCTGGCAACACAGACGCCCCAGTCGGCTTTGTTGGAGAAGTGGGCTGTGTCAGCAATATCGTAGAGATCAATACGTTCCGCAGATTTACTTTGAGCAGGTCCCTTGGCGGGGTGAGCGACGACGATAACCAATACTTCATTTTCCATCGCAAATCGTTTGAGTTTACGAATAGCCCGGCTAGTATAATCGGTTACCGTTTCGCCCTTATCGAGGGTATGGTCGATCTCATTCCAGGGATCTATGAGTAGAACGCGGATACCGTGACGGATTACCGCTGTCCTTGCCCGTTCAAGTAACCATTCAATATCATTAGCATCGTCCTCTTCTTCAGAGGACTTGGGCGCAATGAAACAGAAGTTGTTATTGATCCAATCGCCGGAATCTAGTTCCCCACCGGCCATCTTGTAGGCGGCTTTAAGGGTTCCTGTGACGAAGGGATCGAGACGCATTTCATATGAAGCAATGGCGACTGGCCATCCATGATAATGTGCAAGTTGAGCGACAAGCTGGTTCGCCCAAAGAGACTTTCCGTGATTTGATTTTCCGGTGATAACCATAAAACCGGGAACGTGTAGCAATAGAAGCTCATCGAGCCTGAACCAGCCAGAAGTAACTGGCCTAAGCTGAGGTTGAGGGGGTAAGTCGTAGTAGGTGTAGAGACCGCTGACCGGATAGGGCTTGGCATCAGCAATAAGACGCATAGTGTCATTTTTGCCACATTTGACGAGAACGTCATTGGCGTCCTTACATCCATCTGGGTATGTGACAAATTTGCAACGGGCGCGTCCTAAGCGGCGTACCAGTTCTTCACCGAGGTTCTTTCCCGGTTCATCGTTATCGGTAGCGATGACGATGGATTTAACGACCTTCAGAGAGTCCCACGCTTTGAGCAGGTACGAGAAGCCGACGTCGTTCTCCGGGTCGATTGGACGTCTGGGAGCGCCTTTGTGGGGCGCTGGCGCCCCATTGGGGACCGATACCACGAACGGATAGCCCGCTTCGATGAACGACAGCGCGTCGATCTCGCCTTCGGTAATGACCAGCGGATTTGTGCCATCTTGAACAGAAGAATCGCTAATACAATCACAGTTCCAGAATACCTTTTCCCCTCCACCTGATTGATAGAAGGACTTATTTGGACCTCGGTATTTGATATTAACAACTTTATTGCAATGCACAAAGGGAAAAGCTAGGATTCGTCCTTCGAACGATGCCTCATGTTCGCCACTTGGAAGCAGCTTGGCGCTGTAAATCCTCCCAAGTCTTAGTGTTTCCTTTGAAATTCCTCGACTTTTGAACCATTCTAAATGTTCCGGACTTATCAAGTCGTCCATCTGTCCACCCGCAATGGTTGCAGAAAACACACCATCCGTGCTCATCAATCTTGACGGACAAGCACTTTCTCGTTTTCTTCTTGCGAAGATGAGAACATTTAGGGCACAGAGTGTTCCAGTTCGATCTGGATTCTAGTTGAAATCTGGATTCTGGTTGAATCCCAAGTGCCCTGAGTTCATCTCGATAATCCATTGATGATAACCTTGTCTTGAAGAAGTTCAATTCTTTTTGTTGTTCTTGAACATCTTATCTCAAGTCATTCTCGTTATCTAGAAACCGGTCAGGCTGAGGAGCTTCGCCCCTCAATCCTGACCGGTTCCGTATAACAAGAATGCAAGTTCATTGCTTGGTTCCATAGAGTTATCAACAACAAATCGTGATTGACTTGTACGAATCTAGATGTAGTGTTCCATATAGCACACAGTCCATCTGTAGTGTTGATGGCTCCGACCAGAGGTCGCACTGGCACCCATCTTTGCTGACGCCGCTCATTCTCCCGGCGATTATCCAGCCAAACTTGTGATCAGGGCTCCCCAACGGGAGCCCTTCTTTTTTCCACAATATCACGCATTCGTTATCGAGGAACGTGTTGCGTATCCGCCCTTTATCCACAATTGTGGTCGTGGGAAATCATTCCCAGCAACGGCCCACGTTTTCGTTCGCTACGAAAAGTCAGGGGCCATCAACTCGAAAGTAATAGCATGACATCTTTCGGTAAGACCATAAAGAAGCTGCGTGAGATGGCGGATAAGTCTGGCTACAAAATCCAAGACGTATTCTCCGTTGTTGAGCAGTATGAAGCCGCCGTAGAAGAGGAGCAGCATGAGCGCCGCTCAACTTCAGAAGAACGTGAAGCTATTGTTAACGTTCTCGGCGAGCTTCACCAGTCAGGTAGGCTGTCACCAGATTTAGACCACAAGGATAGGGCGGCAATCCTAAAGGAAAATGGCATCCGCATTAATCAAGGCACGATGCATTGTGCTAAGATCCAATATGGACGCCTGTTGAGGTTAACCTACAATCCAAACCCTAGTCGCCAAAACGGCGCATCTACGTACAGGGCCGTCTGACAACAATAAGGAAGGGGGCATCGGCCCCCTTCCTCTTTTGGGAGAGGCGATATGGACAAAAGCAACGCGGAAAGACTGAAGGCCCTTTGGAAGAGTGGACGAGATAAGTTCCAATCATTTTTTACGGTCCTAAACGAGGTTAGAGCCGAGATAGGTGATGACGAATTGGCGACATACTGTCGCAATGAACTGGCCATAAGTCTTTCAATCATTATGAAGGCTAAAGGCATTCTACGCGAAGTGGATGAAATGACGGTAAAAGAGGATTTTGCCGAGGTTGTTCGCGCCGAGAAAGAAAAGGCTGAAGCTGAGAAGAGAAAAAGACAGCTTGAAGCTATAGCTCACAGAGAAGAAGTTGCTAGGAAAAAGGCAGAGGCCGAAGAGGCTGAGCGTAAGGCCGCTGAGGAGAAGGTTGCAAAGAACAAAATCAAGTACGAAGAGAAAAAAAGACAGGACAGGCAGAAGAAGGCTGGCGCTGACAAGGACAAGAAGACTGCCCAAACAAAAGGCGGAAGGCTTATCAAGGATATTGATGGCCTGAATATGAAAGGGATAGAGAATAGGCTAAGAACTGCACAGAAGATGTGTGAGGATGGCATGTTTCAATGGAGAGAAGGTTCAATAGTTCGGGCCACTCTTCTTGCGGAAGCTCGTGCCAAGATTCCTTCAGACCCTCAGTTTGGAGCGTGGCTTGTTCAAAATGAACCTGAATTGTCACCAAATGACAGGAAGGCACTTATCAATCTCGGGAAATTGGAACACCAAGAACTGCGAGATGTATTCAATAATACAGAGAGGACAAGCTATCGTTACATATGGGAGGAATACAGCGGCGGCAGACAGGCAGTTTCAGGAATAAGGCTTGTCGATGAGGTAAGATAATACAACATTAAATAAATCAATAAGTTAACCTACTGGTGTCACGTAACACCAGTAGGTTAACTCCATTTCAACGATGTCAAACAGCCAATTCGCCAATCAGGCCAGCCAGTTCCGACAGGCCATCTTTTTTATCCCAAGAATAGAGATGCAGTACCGCCCCATAAGGGGCTCTGTCCTCTGTGGTCCAGCCTGCTGCACACCATTGCATTAGGCTATCATCCTCGACTAGCCCTATGCGTACAGCGTAATCAATCACTGCTTTCAGGTGGTTATCGCAATCCCGACGCCTTTTGTTAGGCGCGAACAACTCTACTACAGCAACAAATGGCCCCCTCAATTGCTTGATGGGGCCTTTCTTCGATATCAAAACAATTTGATCGGCCTCAGCTATCCAATTTGTGTATGCTCGGCTCTTGTGAATCGTTCCATTCCTTCCTTTCCGCCAGATCGAGTTTACGGATGGTGGGAGCGGTAAGGGGGTACTTAGGGCAGCATGAAGCTGGGAACTCTGGGACTGGGATGGCGGCGACTCGTTGTTCGATGGATTGCAATCTGGATCTAAACTGTTCGTCTTCTTTAGCAATTTTCTCGACCTTGTGCTTGGAATGGATAGCGGTAGTATGATCCATCCCAAATTGCCTCGCAATCCAAGGCAGAGACCATCGCTGTTGCTTTATTGCAACAGTTATGGCGACCTGACGCGGCCATACGATATGCTGTTTGCGGGATTTTATTTTGAGATCGCTAAGAGTTACACCGAATTCTGAAGCTGCTTCTTGAATAACAGATGAGAAGTATGTGAGGGTTGAGGGAAGTCGATATTGTGGTGGCGTTGGTGTTGGAGGAAGTGATGCTGGTGCTGGCGGTGTTTCTATTGCATCTGGCTTTAATTCTATCAGTAACGGCTTTAGTGTTCTGGGTTCTAGATCGTCTTTTCGGCGCTTCAAGTTAATCTCGGTGTCTGGAACTGCATTCGGTGGGTTCGTGAGGCGTTCATGGACCTCGTTGTAATGCTTGCGTAGGGCATCAGAACTGGTGAATTCCATTAGAGTTTCCCCATTACAGTAAATCTTTTGTGATGATAGGCACACCATGAGGACCGCCTCTTAACGCCGAAACTACTTGTGGTCCACGTCCGATCCTCACCACAACATAAGGCATTTGCCAAGATGGAACTTTTACCAGTGGTTTCCTGTATGAAGATACCGTTTCCTTGATAACCTATGATGGCTCTGCAATTATTTTCGCCGGACTCAGACAAAAGTATAGCTTTGGAACCTGTGGGAACCTTCACGACTTCACGTCCTTTTGATCCGTTGGTACTTGCTTTGGGTTTCGACTCTGGTAAGCGAGTCACGATTCGAACAAGTTGTGGATAAGTTTCTACCTTCTTCCTTAACTGCGGACTCAACTTGAGACGGTGAACTTTACCAATTACTGCATTACGGCTAACGTTATAGCCAAGGGCCTTGAACTCTGCTGCAATCTCACTGGCGGTACGTCCGTTATTCCAGCGCTCCATCAGCATCGCGATATTGTCTTGGTCCCAAATAGTGGGGTGCATTCCAACTCTCCTTTTGTTTCCGATAGCTTAGCTGATTCGGTCATTCGGTGAAATTAATTTGACATTTTGTCCACAACATGCCTAACACAGTAGATAGGTGGCAACGACCACCACGTTCTCTCTCTTCTTCCCTCCTCTGGAGAGGGAAGAAGAGAGAGACAGACAACACCGCAAACAGGAGAAAGCATGAGTAAGCCATTTAAGATTGGGATTGACGTCGATAAGTCTAGCCTCGGTGAGGTGATGGAAGTGCTCGACTCCATTCCCGGAGTATTGTCAATCCATCTGGCGTTGGGTGCGGCCAAGCAGCAACAGCAGTTGCCGTCGCCAGCACCGGGATATGATCCTGTTCAGAAACGGATCGAGACGAAGCGACGGATTGCATCTGGAAGGATGCCTCCCATGAGGCAGGTTTTCCTGCAAGCCCTTGTCAACGGCCCGCTTCATTACCAGAAGATCGGTAGTCTTTTGGCCAAGAAAGGCTTCTCTTTTGCCTCGGTCCATTCAGCGGTAACGAAAATGTCATCGGAGAAACTCATTGAACGGGTTTCTCCGGGAACTTATCGCTTGACGGCAAAAGGCCGTGCCTTATTGAATTCTGACAATGTGAACCGGACGTACACCAGAAGGGCAATCAACAATAAGAAGGGCGTCAGGGCTTTGGTTCTGGACTTCCTCTCCAATGGATCACAGTCGGTGGATGCTGTCAGAGACGTTATTAAGGGCGCTGGGTTTGCACACAGCAGCCTTTACAACACTGTGCATCGGATGCGAGAGGAGGATCTGATCCGAAGGAATGGCGAACTTTATGAAATTACTGCAAAAGGCCGGAAGGAAATGGGCGCAGAGGCTGAGGCATTTGAATCCGTGGAAGATCAGCCAGAAGTCACCATGATGCCACTTCGGTCATCCCTTATGAATGATATGGAACATGGAGAATAGCTTTGGCTGAAGTATATGTATACCGGACCTATCCTTTAACGACAAAGGATCAGGACCCAATCCTTGATGAGGTCGAATCAGTCCTCAAGAAGGAGAAGCTTGAGAAGAAGCCATCGACGGTTGCGAACTTAAGTGGTGTCAGCACCTCAACGCTCCGTAACTGGCTGATTTCTCGCACGACCCGCTGTCCTCGTTATTCAACGGTGGCAGCCGTCTTTGGAGCTATCGGCTATCAGCCGAAGTTTGAAAGGACGGGCCGCTTTGACCTTGAGTCGGAGCGCATTGATGCCAAGCGGTGGCAGGTCCGCCGCAAGGCAGCGAAGCTGGCGGCTCGTGGGTCGAAAGGCAAGAAATCAAACGGTAGTGGGCGGCATCTTTCCGCCTAAGAGACCCGCTTGTCCAAGGTCCCGAACCGGCAAACTTCGCCTTGGATAGGACGCACCGTGTTAGCCGAGCGGTGGGTAATTCGGCGACTTATGGGCACGGATATGGCTGGGGTGCCCACCGCCATCTATACCGCAGTTAAATATCCTAAAGGATGGCACATCAATAAGGGGGTATTATGACCGACGAACTCACCGAGCGCGTAGCGCGGGCAATACACGATAGCTTGAACGATCAATTGCCCTTTGACGATATGCTATTGCCAATTCGCGAGGAATTTTTAGCTGCTGCCCGCGCCGCCATTGAGGCGATGCATTCTGACTTTCCCAAATGCAAACGCTGCGGCGCCCAAGGCGACGGCATTCTAGTCTGTGCGGGATGCTACGCGCCTGTTGAACAGCAACCGGAGCCGCCGAAATGACTGACGACCTCACCGAGCGCGTGGCGCGGGCGATTCATGGGGCTTTTGGAGACGGCTGGGAAGCAATGGCCCGCGCCGCCATTGAGGCGATACCCGGCTGGCAACCGATAGAGACGGCGCCACTAGAAGAATTGGGACTTTTGTGGGGGCCAGATGTCAGGAGTGTTAGCGCGATTGGGCACATCTATGAACACACCGACGGCAGCCGTGACGCTAGCAGCGCGATGCTTCATGGTTTCAAAATAACGCATTGGCACGCGCTACCGGAACCACCGAAATGACCGACGACCTTACCGAGCTTATAGAACGAGCGAAGCGCGCGCTGGATGCGATGACGCCAGAACAGCGGGAGGAAATGTACCGCAAGCAACGTGACGGCTGGGTCAGGGCAGAAATGCAATGGGCCAAGGATTTCCGCGAAGGGAAGTGCAAATATGACTGACGAACTCACCGAGCGCGTGGCGTGGGCGATTCTTAATCAGATGGGGGAAAAACCTTGATGGATTATCACCGAGATATTGCCCGCGCCGCCATTGAGGCCATCAATGAGGATCGGATCATCCTTCGGCGCAAATGGACATCCGTAACTTCACCATCGAGAAACGCAACAAGGGGCCTAAGACCAAGAAGAAGGGAGGCAAATAATGCCCGACATTTTGGAACAGCTAGACCGCGCATGGACCGAGGATTTCAAGGCCAATCTGATGCACTTTTGCGACTTAGCCGCGCAGGAAATCCGTCGGACGAGAGCCGAAATTTTGCGCCTTGAAGAAGACCTCGACCGCATGGGCGAAATTTTGCACGCGACCGAGGCCGAGCGCGACCGACTCCGCGCCAAGCTGGCCCTGCGCGCCGAGCGCGACCCGCCCCCATCGACCGACGCCCCGCTAACAATGAGCCAACAAGATATTTCGGCGGCGCTTCGCCAGACACAGAGCGAGGAAAGATGAGCGACGGCTGGCAACCGATAGAGACGGCGCCGAAGATTGAAGGTTATCGCATTCTAGTTGCGCGCCCTTGTGCCACGATTGGAGCAAATATGGTGGGCGAGGATTATTGGACCGACAGGCTGCAAGGCGGATGCTGGGCTAAATCAACGCCAATGGCCCAGCCAACTCACTGGATGCCACTACCGGAGCCGCCGAAATGAACGATGCCGTGAGACTTCTGCGTCTGGCCTGTCAGCGCATGTTCGATGGCGAGGAAAGAGAACAGATCCGCGCCTTTCTCCATGGTTATGACCGCGAGGCCGCCCCACAGCTTGGCTGGCAATCGATTGAGACAGCGCCGGAAAAAGAAATGTTTATCTATTTTCAAAAGCGCGAAGGCCATCGCATGGTTGGTCTGGCCTATCGCGCTAAGGACGGGGGTTGGCGTGACAGTGAAGGAAATTGGAGCGAGTGCTTAAACCCGACCCACTGGATGCCACTACCGGAACCACCGAAATGACCGATGAACTCACCGAGCGCGTGGCGCGGGCGATCCACAGATGCCGGAACGATGACAGCCTAAAATTTGAGGATTTGCACAAACTTAGCCAAGAAGCGTTCCGAAATGAAGCCCGCGCCGCCATTGAGGCATACGAGGCCGCCCCACAGCCCGCGCCTGCTGTTGAGCGTTGGCTGGCTGATCCAGATGTAAAGGAAGCTCTCCACCGTGATCCCCAAAAACCATAATAATCCTCCAGAGATTCTGGAACTGGCAAGGGAGGTCACTCGCAATATCAGCGAGTGGTTTGCCGAGAACATTGGCGTTAGCAATGCGGATCAAGCCAAACAAGCCAAGCTTCAGATTGACAGAGCTAAGCTCTGCTTGAAAGATCTGGAAGATGAACGTGATGGTAAAGTAAGACCTCTCAATGAGAAGGTGCTGGCCATCAATGCTGACTATCGGGCGGTAAAGCGTCCGCTGGACACATTGTTGGGAGCCATGCTGTCTGATCTTAACAATTTCGTGAAGGCGGAGGAACAAAGACGTATTGATGCCGCAATTGAGGCGCAAAGGATTGCTGACGAGGCAGAACAAAAAGCCCGTGAGGCGGAACGAATCGAGAGGGAACTGCTTAGTAATGCCGCTCAGGGTGAGGTTGGGATTGATATTGCGGCAACAACTCTGGAGGCAGACCGTGCCTTTGCTGAGTTCGAAAAGGCTAAGCGGTCCGCAATCCGGGCTGAGGAAGGGCAAACGGTCATTATTCGGGGAGGGCTGGGGAAAGGGATCGGTCTCAGGGAAAAGGAGGTCTTGACCGTTGATGATCCCCTTGCGGCCATCACGGAAATGGGATTAACCGATAACGTTCAGCAGGCCATTATCACAGCGGCAAGAGCATACCGCAGGCTTAATAAGCGCCTTCCAAGTGGTATTTCAGCAACAATCGAAAGACGGGTTCAATGAGCGAATCAATTACAGTTGAAAGGGTTTATCAGCCCCGCGAAGGCAAGAAGTATGGGTCGGTCAAGGATACCACCGGCAAGTTCTGGGATGTGTGGTATCAGAGCCTTCCGGACTTTACGGCTGGCGGTACCTATATCATCAATGAGGCTGCCTCTCGGGAGTATGATGGTAAGACCTATTGGACCATTAAGAAGTATCAAAAGGTTGTGAGTTCCAGCGCCCCCAAGACTAATGGGGCAGCGGCTCCATCACATACATTTGATGACAATACCCGGCGAATGGACATATTCATCTGCGGGGCAATGAATAGTATCTTATCGAATCCGAACACGTCCACAGGTCCACTGGACTTGCGGCTTATGGACATTGTGGAGTTGCTTCAAACCTTTAAGCAGGCGTGGCTGGCTGTCTTTGGCCCCGCGCCGATCCCGGTCAAGAAGCCCGATCTGATCTCAACGACGACTGCTCCACCTCCTCAACACAATGAGGACATGAATGATGACCGGATACCCTTCTAGGCCGTGGTCTGATGTTTTTGAAGAAGTTGGAAGCGATTGGGCGGATAAAGAGGCCGCCGCCCAATTGCTAGAAAATTGCCGCTCCGCTGTCATGGCGGAATGGTGTGCCGATCAGGGCGACATTCCGGTCAATAAAGCGGAACAGAAGGTCAAGGCATCGCCGGAGTGGAGAGATTATAATGAGAGAATGGTCGAGGCGAGGCGCTTGGCTAATCGTGCCAAAATCAAAATGGAGAGCGTCAAGATGCGGTCCATGGAACAGCACGCTAAGGAGGCTAACTATCGTGCTGAAAGCCGTCTAGCATGAGTGAGACCCGCTGTCCCTATTGTAAGGGTGAAATTGCCCCCGGCTCTGAACTTATGTTCAAGCTGACGACGCGGCAGTTTAGGGTTTACAACGCTGTCATTAACAGCGGCCCAGAGGGGATTTCAGTCGAGGAACTTATCAAAGAGTGTTTACCGGGGAAGTCCAAGACCACTATCAGGACTTGCGTCAAGGCGGTGAACGACCGAATCGGGCCGCTGGTTATTAGGTCAAGAGGAGGTCGATATCATTTGGGACGAGCACATTCGGAGGGCGAGAATGAGGGTGACGGGTGATATAGCCGAAATGCTGGCGTGGATCTATGCTATCATAGCTTTGGGTTTTTTAGCCTATGTGGTCACTGGAATATATAACTGGAACTGGTAGACAGATGAATGGCCTTTCAGTACTATTGGGACAACGGCTTGTCATCTAGCCATCACATTGATACTGAAGGTCTTTTAGACATGGGGAACCCTGCTAACCTGCAAAAGCTAGTTCAGCGAGTTCAACGCGGTAATGGTCTGCTCGATAAGGCAACCGGCCATAGTGACAAGGCGGATGCCGTCATGAACAACTTCGAGCAAACCTTGGGTAGATTCGAGGCCCATTTCGGGACTATTGAGGAGCATGACAAGCAATTGTCGGCGATCCTCACTGAAATGGGGGGTAATGGAGGTCCCGCGCTGTCGGACATGTTTCAATCTAGTTCGGCGGTCGCATCAACTGCTACACCCGTGACAGGGCCGATAGAGCCTTCCACTGGCGATCCTAAGAAGCTTTAACCAACTCGGAGATCCTTATGTTCGTAGAATCTGGTTCCAAGCCGGAACGTGATATTCTATCACTCGACAGTCTGATTAGCTGGCTAGAGACGAAGCCGAGGGGTGGGACTTACAATTATCAATTGCCTTGTGGCTGCCTCCTTGCCCAGTATTTCCAAGAAATGACTGGTTGTAAGCATATGGGCGTGACGTGCGTTTCATATGGCCCTATGAAGATTAACAGATGGATTGACGACGTGCCGGGCTCAATCAGGGGCGATCTTCCAGATGGTTGGGATCGGGTTGCAAGATCATACAACGCAAACGACAAAGGTAATTGGACCTATGGCATGGCCCTACAGCGTGCCATGGCCCTTAGGGCTGAGATTGAGAAGCGAACTTCCGCGCCAAAGCCACTATCAGCGGGTCGCCTCTTAGAGCGGCTTTTTTCCCTAGTAGCCTGACATAATGGTTAAACTCGTCCCTGTTCATCTCTTTGAACAGGGACTTCTTATCGTTGTCATCGAGTCTCTGGAACATGGAATCCATGCCCTTGCCGGGTTCCATCTTCTTGATCTGGTCGGTCTTGACGCCTAGTTCCCGAAGCTTGATGGCAGCCTTCTTCATACCCTCGTCATCGTGACGCTGCTTGGCGGCCATGTAGTCGGTTCGGGCATCAAACTTCTCTTGCCACTTAGCACCTGTCTCGAATGGCTTCTCAGAGGCAGCGACATGGTGGGCAAAGAGGTATTGAATCCGGTTCTCCATTGGAGACTTGGAGACATAACCCGGTGCTGGTCCAAAGCCCAACAGAGGCATGTAGACGTCTTGGTCGGTGATCTGCTTGGGAATATCGGTGGGACCATAGGGCTTGCCGCTCAGTTGCAAAGCACGCCGTGCCCCAACCACGGATATAGGATAAGCCTGATCTCCGATCAGGTGTTTCCCTAACTGATAGGCTTGCTTATAGCCCGGAGCGGTTTCGTCAAACAGCTTGTTCCCGAAATAGTCCCGGTTATGGATCATTTCGGAAATGGGCTGAAACATCAGCTTGTTCCAGAACATCTCGCTGAGGCCAAACAGGGCGTTCTGTTGCTCCTGAATGTGCTTCATCGCCATGGGAACTTCGCGGGTATAGAAGGCGTTCGTTACCCGGCGAGGAGATCCGTCAGGGTTCAGACCGCCGATCCGAGGGAAGACATAATCCATGCCTTCCGCGTTCTCTCCGGTGAATGCCTTGTTGATTGCGGCATTAATGGCGAAGGCGCTCAAGGCATAGACGAACATATTCGTGGTCTTGTTCGTGACTTCACGAACAAGCTTCTGAGTTGGATTAGGATTGTCCATCAAGCGCCGAGCAATCGGTGCAAAGGTTCCACCCCCGAACTCCCGCATAAAACCGAGGTTCCATCCCAATGATAAAAAAGATCCTATGGCGGCGTCCTTTAAGGTCCGGTTCCAGAAAAGCCCTCCGTAGAACATTTCTCCGAAACGATTATCTATTTGTTTACCTAAAGCCCGCAGGGCGACCCGCCTATTGGTGTCATCTTGTATCAAGTCCGGGCGCCGTCTTAGGAGGGCCGCCGCTTCCCTCTCGGCGGCGGCCATTTTCAGATTAGGAATCCAATGGTCAAACAGAGCATGCTGAAGTATTCCAACGCTACGAAAAATAGCACCGGCTGCTCCCGGTATAGCCTTGATATAGTTGTTATTAGCGATGGCATTGGTGAAGTCCCCCTTACCCCTGTGACGGAGTTCCTCTGATAGCTGGGCGCTGAGCCCCATTTCGTTGATGAGCTTAAGCCGGGCCTCGCCCTGCTTGGTCCGAGCTTCCCGAGGGGTTAGCCACTGATTGCGGATATCCTTGCCTCGATAGCCAGTGCCCACTGGAAGGGCCAGAAACGGGTCCATAACGCTTTGAAACACAGCCTCAGGTACAGCCGCGAAGCGACGAGCCAAGCCTTGCTGGCCCTTCCCAAAGGTTTCCCCGAGGGCACGGCTGAGGTTATTGACCTGAGCAATGTGCATGACGTGGACAGGGTGGAACAAGGATAGGCCGAGCTTGAGAGGAACCCAGAGGTTCTTCAGCTTCATCCACCCCCTAAAGCCATCTCCAATCGCGTCAGTCCGGGACCAAAGACCTTTGGCCTCGACGCCGTTTTTCCAGATATCGGCAGCGTCCGGGGCAATCAGCCATTTCTCGCTATTAGGGGCCTTGACCTCTTGCCAAGCATGGGTACCACCGACAAGGCTTGGCCGAGTCAGATAGGGCGCGGCCTTCTCGACAGGGGTGGCAACGCCAAGCTCCTGCATGTCTTGCAATAACTTGACCTTATTGGCCATATCATCGCCCGACATGAGACGATGGTTCACGAAGTCCATCAGGTTGTTAAACCGAGGCTCCAGTCCATTCGCCAATCCTAGTTGAATGGCGTCGTAAGTACGAGACTTCTGGAACCATTCCGGTCCCATCGTTTTAATCATATTATCGGTCGAGAAGATATTCTTGGCCCGATCCTCATCCTTCCAAGCATGCGGAAAGTAATCAGAGAAATACGACGCCTTTGAGCCGAACTTCTTTTCGTATTCGTAGTTATTGTCTAGCCACTTGCGAATGTCACTTCGCATCTGGTCAATCCAAGGACCATGCTTGGCCACCAAGTCTTGGGGTGTGTGCTGGCCGGTTTCGGCCGCATCAATGATCCGCAATTGGTCTGTATCGAATGGAAGCTTGTTGAGCTTCTTCCACCATTGATAGCCTTGACGCTGAATGGCGTCACGATCTCTGGCCCGCTCAGAGACATACTTGGCTACCGCAATATCGGTTCGTGCCGCGCCTTCGGAGCGCTGCTCAGGAGCAATGTTCTGAAGGAACCATTCCTTAATTCGGCCGCCTTTTGGTGGCATAGGCGGAGGTGCCATCGCCAAGAAGCTTTCCTCACGGAACTTCTCACGCTGGGTCCTCGCCTGTTCCTCCAAGGTTGCCTTCTTGGTTGGATCTGGTTCAGCCTCAGCCTGCTGTTCCAGCAGTTCAGCTTGTTGCTGATGCTGCTGAGCCCGTTGCGGAGCCAGATGAGTATCGACCTCATGTGCTGCCATCTCAGCCAGATCGTCCGCTCTGGACCGCTTCCGCATCACTTCTGCTGGACTCAGGTTCGGGTCCAATGCGTCCTGCCGAAGCTGATGGGCTTCAGCAAGTTTTGAATTCACGCTGGATTGAACTTCGGCCGAGGTCGGCTTAGGTGTGGCTTGGGCCTCAGGTTCACCCCGGAGAACCATATGACCCACAGCAGGTACAGCCGTACCAACAGCCCCCTGTGCATAAGCCTGACCAAGACCTTCCGTAACCGGCTTTTCGTCAATTACATTCTTGGTCGCTTGCTCGGCCATACCAATGCCGGGCTGAACGCCGAAGGCTTGAAAAGCCAGATTCTTCAATGGTCCCTTAAAAAAGCGAAGAGGATAAGCACCCCATGACGCCCCGGAAAACGCGCCGGAAGCTGCCGTCTCCTCCACCGCTTTATCCCATGCCTTATTTGGGTCGGAAGGATTGGCTTTTAACTGCCGGGCGAAGGCTGGTCCGATTGTTTGAAACGCTGCCCCGGCCGCTGCTCCGCCTATTCCGCCAATGGCCGTCCCAAGACCCGGCTCAACCAAAGAACCACCCCACCCACCCGCGATTCCCCCAGCAATAGTAGGACTCGATGCACCAGTCTGATACGCCAGCTTCGGCAATCCCCGACCAAAGGGCTCCAGCACATCCCGCCACTCGAAAGGAGTTGCTTCTGGCTGTTCTTCGGTTTTTGCTTCTGTTGGGCGTTGTCCTTTCAGTACTTCTGCTGACTGACCGCTCTCAACAGCCGACTGTTTTAATCCATGCCATAGAGCGTCAAGCGGTCCCGGCATTGGCGCCGTCGTGTCAGGAGCCTCAGTCTTTACCGCAGCATTGGGACTGCCTGTAGGTTCATTCCAAACGATGTTGCTCTGAGGGGCTTGGGCCGGTTTCGGGTCGTCCCAAACGATATCGTTGACACCCATTATTGATACTCAATGGAACCATCAGAGTACTGAACGACATTTTTGCCGGTCGATTTATCAACCCCAGTTCTAACGACTGTCTTGGCCGGAGCTTCCGTTGGGGCGGCCGGAACACCGCCCGTCAATCCATAGTCTTGCCGTGCCCGCCTATGAGCCTCTGCCCAGATTTCATCGTTGCTGCGTGGCTGAGTCTTGCCAGTAATGTCAGCACTGACTCTTGCAGCTTCCTGTCTCGCCAACTGATTAAAGTAGTTGCGTGTCTGGACGGCCAAGGCACGTCTCGTCTTTAGGTCCATAGTGGCGTCGGAGGCACCCTCTTGATCGAGTTCCTTGTTCTTAAGTGCGAGGGACGCCCTCTGGTAAGGCGTCATCTTATTAAGTTCATCCAGATGCTCTTTTGCCTTCTGCTGGAGGGCTTTAGCTTTCTGGTTAAGTTCCTCGTCGCTGCGGCCTTCCTTACGCTGCTCCTGAAGGGTCTTGGTGCCAGTTAACAGGCCCTTGCCGATAGCTGAGCCCAATGGCCCCGGAGTTGAGGCAATCGTCGCGCCGATATTCATCAACGCCAATCCCCAATCTTTTCCACCGAAGCCTTGGTTTCCGGTTGCATTCGGATAAGGCATCTGGTCTGATCCGTCTGTGGATATGTCAGACGCCCCTCCGGGGCCGACACCGGCACTGCTCCTTCGATGGGGTGGTGTCGGTCTCGGCCTTGGTAGCGGTACAGGGAAGGCAGCCCCCGATTCACCGGTCTCCATAGGTCCATAGCCAGTACCGGGAACGTGCCCTTCGGCACCCGCAGCACCCGCTGCATTGGCTGGCCCAATGAATGGGATGGAAGCTCCGGGGTCTGGCTTAGCTCCCGGTGCTGGAGGCGCATAGGAATTAAACCTATTCCAGCCCCCTCTAATGGCATCTATAGGTCCTTGTAGGAATGATGCGACTGGTCCGGAACCAGATTCATCAGGCCCATAGGGCACATCCTCACCATCCGCAAACTTAGGATAGGCTGAGCCGCCCTGTTTGAGGAGTAAAGGCGCCACACTCGTTGCCAGCTTGGCTATGTCTCCAAAGTTGATTCCGCTACTTTGTTGCTGCTGCTGTTGCTGGCCAGAGTTCGGGTTCGAGAACTGCATACCCCCAGTAAGGGGACCGGAGTGCCCTGCTCCCTCATGGAGAGGAATGTAAGGAACGATAGAATTGCCACCGCCCTCAACGCCGGGCCAAGACGGTTGGTTTGATCCTTCACCCTCAACCTCACCACCGTCTGCATACCCAATGCCATAGTCAGCAGCGGTCAATCCGGGGAGGGGGTTGGCTGAGCTTCCACCATAAGCATCCGTGAAGGCATTGCCGCCACCATAAACCGGACTCCCGCCGCTGCCACCGAGGGTGCCATAAAGGCCAGCGCCAGCCGTTCCTAGACCGACGATCTGGTTAAGCAGCGAAGGCGTCGGAGGCTGAGAGATCGTCTGACTAAACCCATTGGTCGTACCCCCAAGGGCTGGTGCCAGTCCACCGGTTACACCCGCTAGATATTGTGCCGTCTGGAATGGATAGGCCAGTTGTGCCAGAATGTTTTGGTACGGCGCATTCAACTGGGCCTGTTGCTGCTGTTGCTGCTGTAGGCCAGCCGCATTGGCGCCGCCGAGTGTCTGGCCACCGAGCCCTGCTAGTCCCGATGCCGCTCCGCTTTCGAGGGCTTTTTGCTGCTGGGCTGCTGACAAAGCGGATTGGTAAAGGTTGGCATATGTTTGCCCAGCAGCGAGCCCTTGCTGCTTAGCCATGTCGGCTTGCCCCACAGCGATACGATCAGCCCCAATGCCGCCAGCAGACTGAACGAGATTAGCAGTATTTTGCGCATTCTGTGCCCCAAATATGTCTTGAAGGTTGGCTGTGACATTCGCAGCCATTGGATTGTAGTAATTAGCAACATCAGACGCCGAGATCGGCGCCGCACTCTGACCATACAACTGGCCAGCCTGTTGGTAATAGGGCTGGTTAACGAGACTCCCGTACTGCTGGAACACCTGCTGCTGAAGTGGACTAAATCCAGCAACCGGGGCAACCGGCATACTAAAAGGGGTCGCGGCGGCCTGTTGGGCGGCGGCCTCGGCCTGATTAGCCCCGGCCGCAATGGTAGGATTGGCAGAATAAGACTGCGTTTGCGCCTGATTCTGGACTGTTTGACTGCCCTTGCTACCGCCCATTGTTCACGCTTTGCCTTAAGAGGAAGTTTCTACTGTACTACTATTAGGCTTATAGAAAAAGAATTCTCCCAGCTTGGGAAACTCTCTCTGGTACAGCCTACACTTGGCCTCGTTGCGGGCACTTTCAGAGAAGATACCCGTCATTAGAGGGAGTCCAGTCTCGTTAACCTGTTGCTTCATCCAGCGCATCAAAGCCTTGGCATGCTGTGACTTGCGGTGGTCTGGATGGACAAAAACCATGTATTCTTCGAGGTGAGGTCTCTCGGAGTACCAGAAAGTCCCGATAGACAGGAAGGCTAGGGCTTCTAGCTCTCCTTCCTCTGGGCCTATGACGCCGATAGCGCCCTCTTGGCCTGCCAAGGCACGCCGGACAAAGCCAGCGGCCTTCCGCATTGACAAGGGGAATACGGCATTCTCGCCATAGGACATTCGCATCAAGTACCAGACCTGCTCAAATTCAGAGGGACCAGCAAATCTTACTTCAGAGGGTGAACTCATTTGATCTACTTCGGGGGTTTCAACTTCTTAAGGGTTTCGATATGATGTTTGCGAGTATTAATAACGAACTTATCCAAGGTCTTATGACCTTGTTTCATATCCCCGCCCCCAATAGCTTTTACCACATCTGGATGGATAATGAACTCTCCCCCAGCCGCGATGATCGGCACATGGTCCGTTTTACCCCCATCAGCTTTCTTTTCGGTCTTGCCATGCTCATACAAATCACAGCAATATTCGTTGGCTGGTTCCGGAAGTTCCGGCTTCCCGTGCCATTTCACGAATCCTTGATTACCGCAAGTGGTTGAACTGGCAAGGTATTTGCAGTTAGCACACATAGAACCACCCTTGGGGACCTTCATCCCAAGCTGGTGGTTAGCGGGCAGGACTGTTGCGGGTTCGACTTTGCCGCCACGGGCCTTTTGATGGGGAATAGGAACATGCGAAAAATGAAGCTGATGCGGGTATTGGAACGCCCGCCCATGTATATTCGGAGGGGGAAGACCGTAAGCCGAGTGCGTAAACATCTTCTTCAGGATCTCGCTGCCTGCCTTAGTATTGCCTTCACCAAGGGCGCTTGGAATGTCGGCAGGCAATACATACGATCCCGGTGGAACTCGCATCGGAATCTTGTCCGTTCGGCCCGGAATATGGGAGTCGATTAATCCACCCTTGGAGAAGTTGATGAACTCATGCTCCTGCGGATTCTCGTCAATCTGCGGGTGCTTGTGTTTCACTTTGCCTCCTGTGGCGTACTTCTGGTCGTTGTCACCGCCGCTTAGATACTGGTAGATACCAGCCCCAGCGGGCAGACCCGCAAAGCCTGCTAACGGGTGCCTCAAATGCATCTTCTTTGGGTCAAAGGCTGCCCTTGGGGCACGAAGGATCTCAGGATTAATAACAGCGTATTGAGTATGCTTTAAGCCATGAGATCCAACATCATGAACACCCTCAAGGGCGATCATGTCATATCCCTGCTTGCGAGCCTCTTCGATAATATCGTGAAAAAGAGTCTTGCTCCAAGTAGCACCGCCATCAGGATGTATCTGGTGCCCTAACTGCTTGGCAAGGGGGCCATAATCTACCCGAGCAAATTTATGCTCTCTGGCAATATACGGATGGCCTAGAGGTCCATAACCATGAGCCGCAACTTCTGGATTGGGCGCGGCAAAGAAAGCCCTTTCCCACACCTTTTGGGAAGGGTCTATAATTTCGTGGGGATAGCCTCCGCCGGGAACCGGATTTTCAAACTCGCCACCTTTCCAAACATAATGTTTGGTGGCCCAGCCTTTCTTCTCAAGCTCTGCCGGTTTGTTCTTGCCCCAATCAATCTTATTAATCCACTCCTTGCCCTCAGTATGCCCCTCTGGCGGAGCATATGATTTCCAAGACTTCGGCTCTAAGCTGGCCTTAATAGCATCCTCACGCATCTTTTTCTTTTGAGCATGAGGAAGATTCTGAGATGTAATAGGAACATTGTATCCAGCCTGTCCGAGATGCTCGGACATAAGGCCCTTCATGTCATCAATGTTTTTCTCAGGGAAATAGCTGAGAACATTCTCGATCTGATGCGGCTTAATATTGTAATACGACATGCTCTTGAGAAACTTCTCGCTATCTAGTTTCCCAAGTTCCTTGGCCAGCAACTTAGCCTTTAATCCGAATGCAGTCATATTCGGATTGTCTCCGATATGATACTTGGACAAGGCCGCAATAATTTTACCGCTGTCTATCCCGCCAAATACCTTCTTTGGTAAGTTGTAAGTTTTATTGTATTCGAATTGGTCAAGCCATTGAGTATCCTTAGGATGGCTCGGAATATCCTTGTACCCACCAGAGTCAGGCCATTTGGAGGCAAGGGCCTTCGATAACGCCTGCTCAAATGGCGTTTCCTTACCCTTAGGTAAGCCAACAAGATCCCCATATTCTTCTGGTGTGTGACTGTAAAGCTCATCTTTCCAGCCCTCAGGCCCGGCTGGGGCATTCTTAAAGTATTCCTCTAGTTCCTTCTCCGACATTGGTTCGTGCTGAGGAGCATGCTCAACTCCATGCTCATCAAATGAGCCAAAGTCCGGATCGTGGCCATACCCTGCACTCTCCCAGCCCTTAGCAGGTGGTTCACCACCGTGCTTCTCAGCCCAGTCCTTGAGATAGTTCTTTCTGGCAATTAGCTTATCGGCAAGCTTAGGATCGCCGTGAAAGTTATCCACAACTTGCCTGATCTTCTCATCAGGAATGTTGATTACTTTCTTAAGCGAATCAGCTACATGTTCATCTGACATGCCGCCAAACATGGCCGCAGCATCCGGTGCATGGACCTTTGGATCTAGCCCACGCATAGATTGGAGTTCGCCGACCTCATTGCCAAAGATCTTGCCTTTAGGCGCCCCCTTGGCGCGGTATTCCAATGCGCCGCCGAGGTCCAATGGTGTCACCTTGCCGTTGATGACACCGAGATTGTCACCGCCAGTACCTACGACGTCGTGGTTAGCCAGCCATGCATGAACGCCAAAATCGTGCTGGGCCTCATACATCTCTTGATCGTCGAGTTGACTCGCATTATTCTTCTCAAGCTTCTCCATCCGGGTAATAATATGATTACCGGTTGGATCATGGTGGTACTTGAGGGTTGGAACGCCAGCTAGATCGTAGAGGGCTGCTGCCACGTTCTCATTGACAACGTGAGCCGGGGTCTGCCCTTCCTTCATGTAGTACTTGACGCCGTTCTTATCCTGATAGACGCCACCCTTGTTGGAACCCATCTGCGGTCCAACCTGAGTCAGTTGGTCAGGATGAACGTAGCCTCCGAAGTTGGAGGGCTGATGCATCTCATCGACTGGCTTTAAGTCAGGCCCAGCACTCGGAGCCTTCGGTGGTTCTCCGAAGTGCTTCTTGTAGTAGGTATCAAATCCTTTCTGCTGCAAGGGAGACATATGGGATTTAAGCTGGTCGATTTGGCCTTCATGCAAGCCAGCGCTACCAGCAATGGCGGCTAGGTCCTTGTTGGTATATTGCTTGAGGTTCTTCTGGATCTCAGGGTTCGTCTCAGGCGAATTGTTCAGCGCCTGATCCATATGTTTGGCTATGTCGTCAAGCTTGCCAACACCCTCCTTGGTGAAAGCCTCCTTAACGGGCTTAAATGCGGGCAGGCCGAACATCCCGGCCTTGGCGACGTCACCCATTAGGGTGTCCGGATTGGCCCAGCTTGCCACATCCACGGCTTGGCCTAGCCCCGGACCGGTCCTTTCAGCCGTCTTCTGGGCCGTCCCAAAGGCCGCATTGATCGGGGTCATGGCTGGCATAGCCGCCCCAAGGGCCTCCTGTCCGAGTCCTAAGCCCCAGCGGAGGGGGTTATAGGTCTGGAAGTTCTCCTGTGCCTGCTTATGGAACCCATATGCAGCCTCATCGCTTTCGCGTACAGCCTCCTTCCAGTCCTTGCCCAGATTGCGGAGTTTCTCTGGCAGCCTGCTGGGCTCAACATGGGGCTCGGCCTGCTGCCCTGCTGGAGCGCCGGAGATTGGAACCTGAGGTGGGACATTAGGCGTCTTGAGGTCGTCATTGAGGGGCCATGGATCGACGTCACCGCCGTCAGCAAAGCCCGCCGCCCTCAGGTCGAGATCCTTGTTCCCGAGGGCATCCCCCATCGGGCTAAAACCAACCTCGCCGCTATTCGGGTAATACATGTTCATATGGAAAGGCGTCATGCTTTCCATTGGCTTCACGACAGGGCCTTCCGGGAAATACAGGCTATCGTTGAATGGAGTAAATGCCTCCATCCTCCGGTCTTCGATGTTCGGAGACTTGCGGAAGTCATCCCCGCCCTGTGCCTTCTTGGCATACTTCCGGGCGACGTGGAGGGCGAGTTCCTTCTTAGCCATGGATGATGAACTTCAACCCGAAGCCTCCCGAGGCGGGGCGCCATCCCAAATATGCCTCCAGCCAGCCATTCCAATAGGAAATGAACGGAGCCCATCCGTTGATGAGTGACCACTTAAAACCGGTTATATTACCGGGAACATCTCGCCAAGTTGTGGCAAGGACAGGATAAGATCCTGTCACCGTGTAAGTCTGTCCTTCAAAGCCAATAATATAACCGACAAAATTGGCACAAGGATTCCGAAACCACCACAGCAGATTACGGATGAACTGGTTGGATATATTCGGTAGATAAGGAAGCCCATTGTTGATTAAAGGCGCAGTCCATGTTGACTTGCTGCCGCCACACATCAGCCACCACAGGGGGTTTAGAAGCATCCCCCATGTCGGTATATCCTGCGGTGTGACAGTCACAGTCTCAATCATTAGCCAGCCCGTATCATCATCAAGCCGCCGATATAGGATGGCTGGAGGTTGGTAATTGCTGTATTGGCGCTTCCGGGATTGACGGTGATGCCGGTGACGGCCGAGTTGGTGGTAACCCCCGTATTGGTGATCGTGAAAAATGCGGACGCCGCAACGGAAGCCTCACCATTAACTGTACCGTTATTACTAATGGTGTGAGTATGGCCGGGATCGGTGATTGGGATGCTTGCAGGCAAGTTGCTTGATCCGAGAGTGTTGGACTGAGCGCCGCCAATACCGCCGACATTAGGAGTGTTAAAGCCAGTCGCCGCCGTAGAAATCAATCCAGCACCCTGATCGAGGGCGGCGCGGACCCTACCTTTTGAATTCGGAAGCGTCGTGCCACCCAAGACATTGACAAGCTGTGGATAAGTAGCAGACGAAAAGGTGGTGCCGTCACAATTTAAGTAAGGAGGCACAGTGCAGCCCGAAATCCAATTAGGGACAGATGACCCCGCGTAATCCCAATACGACCCAATGCGGTCCAGTCCCGTGTATCTGATGTTGGTGCCGTCATTGGTTACAAATATCGTTTCATTGGGAACAGCACAGACGACTTGTCCACCAGCTACAGTCGTGGCCAGCGTAATGGTAAAGGCGCTACTGCCTGTGCAGGTATGATAGATCTCGTAGTTCTTCTTGAAAGAAGTTGGGAAGGTGATAGTCACACTTCCCGTCAACGTCGAGTTAAAGATGATCTGCCTGCTCTGGAACTGGCCTGCATTCAGGATGACGTTGGAGTTATTTAATCCGATAGTAGTGATGTTGCCGACAACAAGATCAATCAACGTCGTGTTGTTGTTGACGGGGGTATCCCACGTTCCGGTATCGTCACCACGGGCCGGTTCTTCAAGCTGGATGTTTGGCGTAAAGGTAGAGACCATCTTTCACCTACTGCGGATAGATTGGAGTCTTGCCGGTGAACCCGGAACTGGTCGTCACAAGCATGAAGTAAGATGCGGTAGACGATTGAAAGACAATCGTTCCGTTGGTAGCAGGCGCAGATGTTGATGTAGATGTAATCTGCGGAAAGATGGTCCCGATTTTGGTCGTGAGGTTATTGATGGCCGCCACGCCATCCCTAAGAGAGGACCAGATGCTGTCAAAGCCGATTGCCATTAGCGTCTCCCCGACGCGGCAAAGCGGAATCGTATCCGGCCAAGCCGCCAGAATTCACTATTCGCATTGCTCTGCACAAGAACGGACATGAGACGATTTCTTATCCGAACATTAATGTATTCAGTGGCTTGAGTGACGGTATAGGGTCCGTAGACCGTAGGCGTATCCCCCGGATAATTTACCCCATAGAAGGTAATATTAATAGATGCATTCTGGGAACCCGACTTGAGGCCCCAGATGAAGTCAGGGATCACGAGGTCAATAAAGGGGATATCCTCACCCTCGGTAATGGCCCAATAGCCGCTCTGAAAGGTGGGGAGGCCCGTCCCGGTAATGGAGGTACCCTCCTCATGCTGGTAGATTTGCCCAGTGGAATCGGCCCCAATGGGGTTGCCGACGATGGACACGTCTGTCCAAGCTGTCCGGTTTAATGTTCCATAATCCCATTCATATTCATTGCCAATGATGCGAACCTTGGCGTAGCTGTCGTTTTCCCCAGTCGACATGGCGGAGGGGTAGAACCATGCAATTTCATTGAAAATTGAGTTAACGGCCACCCTGATTTTGGCGACATAGGCGGGATTGGTGGAGATGTTTTGGAAGACTTGATCCCAGATCGGGCACGGCATTGGCGCAACACCGTTAGCCCCAAGGGTAAAGAAGTTATTATTGGCCATCCAAAAGGGGTTTCCCCCTAAAATTCCGCAAGCGTGAGAGCTAATCCAACCACAACCAGAACCAATGCGAGTAAAGTTAAAAATAACAGTACCGCCAACATAGTTCATATTCCAGACGTCGATGTCGGTTGAGATCAGGGCAAACGAGGGGCATTGTATTCCACCTACGATGTAGGACCCTGTGGGGATATGGAATGAACCAGCCGTGGTCTGGTTGGAGACCGTCCAATTGGTGTAGTCGCCCTGATTCGACCAGCGGACGATCAGAGGGTCCTGAACCCCGGATGCCTGACAGGACCGCCACAGCACCAGAATCTGTTGCGGCATTGCTACAAAAAGACCACCATTAAAGAATGGAGCTTGATTCACTACTTGAGCATTGGTGAATCCAAAATCAGGAGCCCATGCATAGACAGGCCCATCTTTAGGACATCCGAGAATGATTTCGCCCCAATTGTCTTGGGTCCAGTCCGTAGTGGTAATGGGGGTTCCCCCAACGACCGAAATACCGCCCGTGGTGCCCCCGAAGCCTGTCGTAGTGCCACCACTCCCGCCAAAGGCCCCACCACCAAAACCCAAGCCGGAAGCGGGAGCACCCTGCGTCACGTAATACACAAGCTGGGCGAGGCTCGAATTCATGGTCGCGGTAGCCGTGGTGCTGGCTTGAACCGATAAATTGATCGTAAAATTGGTTGAGTCGATTATAGAGGCAACCTGATACTTGCCTTGAATGATCGACGGGATACTAGTTCCGACTGTGGTTGGTGCGATAAACTGTTCAAAAAGGCCCGGTATCACCGAGTAGCCATTGAATGGCATAGTGACGGTCACAGTTTGAGATCCTGACGAGATCGCAAACTTGGGCAGAATGCCGCTGGATGCTACCGAGAAAGATGAATTGACTGCCGCCGTAATCGTGTAAGAACCGGTTGAGAGTACGGTCGTAATGGGGTAGGCACCATTCAGCAGGATGCTGCCGACCGAGACCGGGGTATTAAAGAAGACTGTATTGTTCTTGGAGGCATTGGCGTTGGCATCAACGACGGTCACGACGTTGCTGCTGGCCGTCACCGAGAAATTTGGCGTTGGATTCGTCGTCGTGGTCTGCGGCGTAATGACCTGATTGGTGATAGTGCTGTTACTACTATTAACGGTCAGGGCATTCCAACTTTGGGTGGCTGCGGCCCCTAGATGTTGGACACCATTAATATCTTGCCACGGATGTAGATCGCGGATGGTCGAGTTAATAGTAAATCCGGCCCAGTTAGCCCACCCACCATAGGTCTCGATCAGCCCATCCCGATAGCGGATAAGCTGTGACGCCGAGACCCCCGCCTCGTTGAGAGACAGGGTTTTAACGGTATCAACACCCGGACGTAATGTAACAGCAGCCCAAGGCATCTTACATCCTCGGCGGCGAAGCTATGGGATTGGGCGTCATAGGCGTCCAACCCTGACTCTGGTACCGCTTGCGAAGCTCCTCAGCGTTGGCAGAAGCAAACAGAAGTTTGTATTGCGATTCCCAAGACCCCGGCATCTGTGGGTCATCTGCCTGAGCGCCATAGTTCCGCATATAACCAGCCGCGAACACCATTGATGCCGCGATAAATAAATCGGGCAGGTTCTGCGTCAGGAAGGTTGATGAATTGCTTGTAGATAGAGGAGTTGGTCGTATTGTTCCAACAACTTCAACAGTATAGGATTGATCTGGTGCAGGCCCCACAATGTAAGTGGTATTATTAAGAGGAGCACAATACAAAGGGACGCCAGTTGCTGTGGATGTAGGCCACGCAAAGTCAAGGAATTCCTTAGTAGTAGGCGTAAGTGGATTACGAGTCGCGTTAGAAGATCCAGCGCCATCCGGGGTCCAGACGTTGATTTGTTCAACAACAACAAATGACCCTTGATCTGTCGGCAAAGTAAAGCTCCTGATCGCCGATGATAGACTCACAGTCGAATCAGAGATACGGGTCGCTTGCAGATCCAACTCACGATAAATCCGTTGTTCGGCATAGTCGATCATGCCCGGAAGCATCGTGTTGAAATTGGTATCTGCTGTCGATGTGACCATCAGATTGGTGATTTGACTGACGTAGCTGCCGTAATTAAGACTCACCTTGGCCTCCGATTTCGCCTACAGAGAATTGGACCTGAGCGACTGCGACATAATGGGAGCCATCGCCTAAGAAGGCAACCCTATGGAATTGAGCCAGCGAGTTCGTCATTGTGGAAGTAATGGTGACGCCAATTGACTCGCCTGCTGTGCCAGCCGTAGTGCCGCTCGCTATCGTCGTCCACGCCCCGTAGGCTGGGGTATCAACTGGGGAATATTGAATCACGTAGGTGGTTGCTGAGGGCAGGAAGCTTCTATCTATCGGCGCATAAATGCTGACCGAGCTTAATGTATGGGTAATAACCGGAGGCTTTAGGCTGGAAGGCATAGACAGGTTGGAGACGTTGCCCTGCCAGTTAATACCGACGTAGCTGCCGTAGCTGGAGTTAATGGTCGAAGTTAGGTCGGTGGCACTTTGCCACGATTGCTTGTTGATAACACCGTCGAAGGGGGCGTTAATTCCAGCGGCTCCGACCATGCTGCCAATGCGGTTGCCGTACTGTGGCTGAAAAAAGTTTGCAGAAACTCCCTGAGCCGACAAGGGGGCGTCGTCAAGGACGTACTTTTCCGAGCGTGGGTTGAGGACGGGAATTGGATCAGGCGGAATGACAAAGGTTTTAATGTTCGGTTGGGGTTTATCCAAGCACGGCGGACAGACAAAGATTCTCAGATTCTGAAGCCGAGGTCCAGTCCATTCGTACTGCCACTTCAACATGTTCAATTGCCAAATCTGGCCGCAGCGGTCACAGACCGCCTTGGCCCTCGGATTGGCAGGATCGACTTGATAGTGGCTACGAGGTCGCATTAGTCAAAGTAACTCAGCAGGCCCGGCGCAATATACATCGGGACGTTTTCCACGTTCTGACGAGCCGCTATTTGCCACGCTTCTTCGGCGTCCATCTTCCGCTTATCTTCAAGATCAGGTGCATAAACACGAGCCAAGCGGTGGGCAAGACCAGCGGCCATAGCATCGAGCCAGAGATAGGGTACCTCCATGTTCGTGCCATTCGCCGCCAGAGCATCCTGTACTTGGCGAACCCGATAGTAATACAGCGTATAAGGGCCATTGCCGTCAGGGACCGGATAGAGGGTGATCGTGGGTGAGATTTGCCGATTGAACCAGTACTGAGTCGGTTGGGCTTGCACCAGCTTATTGGGCAGCGCAGCATACTCAGTCTGGCTAATTGGGAAGATCAGACGGTCCGTCTGCGTCGTATTGACGCCGGGGGTCGTCCGGATGAAGGCATTGGTAATCATGACGGTTTCAGCCGGAACCGAATAGGTGGCCGTACCTTGGGTCAAAGGAACCGCTTGAAGATCAACATCCCAAAGATTAGGCTGGAGGTTTGAGAATTTGACCTGCAACAGGTTCAACTCAATGATCGCCTGCTGAAGGTGGGACTGAAGGATCTCAGTAGGGCGTACCCGGATGCGTTGAAAGGCCGTGATGATGAGATCACCAGCCGAAGGCGCAAAGTTATAGGTTCCGGAATAGTTCTGGCTGGTGGTGAAGACCATTAGTTTGACTTTCTCTGAATGATCCTAAGATATCCTATAGCAACCTGTACAGAACTAGGGGCCGTCGTTAACCACGTAGCAAGCCCAAGAGACGCTGAAGTAGAAGACCAAGTTCCGGTATAAAAGCTCCCATTAAGCGCCAGACTAACGGTGTCCACCTGCGTAGCATTAGAGGTATTAGTATAAGTTACCGTCATCCCCGGAGACGATGGCACGGCCAATTGTCCATTGACGTCGAAGAACTCTATCACAAAATTGGCTGAGTTCCCCTGTTCAATGTTGAACGGTCCACTTTGCGCCGTTAGAACGGTCATTATACTTCCCTCACCGAAGTTGGGCTAAATCCACCCACTTCCGTAATAGAAACCCTAGCGGTTACAGCCGGTTGAGACTGTATCACATTTATAGCAAATATGGCGGAATCTGAATCTATCTCCTTTGTGATAAAGAAACCACGAATGAAGTCTTGGGCAGATTTGAAGAAATCGGGGTGTGTATAGGGCGGAAGCCCCCTCTTAAACCGAACTGGTTCCGAAAGCGGGCTATACCATCCCTGCAAGAAGATATTTGCGCTGGGGATGAACTTGGTATCTTGGGTCGCAAATGGGTGATATTGGGCACGGAGTCCCGGTTTGATTCGGACTGGTTCAGATAACCAGTTATAATATGCGAAGGAGACAACCGGCTTAATAGACCCATAAGCAAGGACGGGCTGCTGGGTGACAGATAATCCCGGCTTAGCCAGAACGCTCGGGATTGACCAAGCCTGATGCCATTTGTCTTCAAGGACAATGGGCTTAAGAAAGTCTGTCGTGACATTGGAAGGCTGAAGATAGACAGCCAGCCCTTGTTTAAAGCGGACTGGTTCCGACCAAGGAAAGTGCCATTTATCTTCAGAGATTACCTCGCCGCCAACGAAGACCGGCTGGGTAATGACTTGATATTGAATGTATGAATAGGGCACATTAATACCCTATCACAACAACTTTAGAAGGCTGATTTTCCCAGAAAGGAGTTCCAGAGAAGAAAAGGGGGATATAGGTCGCGATAACAATGCCTTGCCTGCCAGAGCCAGCGCTTTGACCCGTTGGGGCGCCCCCACCGCCGCCACCATAGAGGCCGCCGGATGCGCCGTTAGAAGTGCCAATTACCCCGCCGCCACCGCCACCACCCGCACCAGCCTTGGGGCCTGCCGTGGAAGTCCACTCCTGTCCGGGATTGCCAGCACCAGCCGAGCCGCCGCCAGCGCCGCCCGTTCCGGCATCACCGCTGCCACCCGAGCCGCCTGTCAGCGGACAAGCCACGCCTCCTGTGCCGGGGTTGCCGTTGCCATTCTTACCGGCCGCACCACCCCCGCCGCCGCCGCAGCCGTTGGACGCGGCACTGGAACCCGAGCCGCCGTTATGGGTTGTGGTACCAATCAGACCCGATGAACCAGTACCAGCCGCAACCGTGCCAGAAGTCGCAAACCATGTCGTGCCGCCAGCCGCAGCGATCTGGTAGGAGAACGTCACACCGAGAACAATGTTGTTCTTGAGTGCGTAACCACCGCCCGAGCCACCCGCTCCGCCCGATACACAAGTCCCGACCGCGCCGTTTCCGCCGCCACCGATGACTTCAACGGTGTTGTTGTTGTTGTCCCAGCCCGGAAGCGCGGTCGCCGTAGTACCTGACGTACCGCTTGTGAAGAAAACGACTGTAGAACACGGAATAAGATCCCTTAAATGCCAATGACCATCATCCTTGGTTCGAACTTCCACATAGCTTTGCAGCATGTGATGCCCGAATGAAACCGATGACTTAACATGCCATAAAGAGAGAACAACGGCGCCAACTGCCACCGTCGAGATAAGTGTTCTCTTAAGACGCTTGCGCTTTCCAAGCCGGAAAGGATCGGATTGTTTTTTAACCCTGATTCCGTATCTCTTAAAGAACCAGTCAGACATGTGACTACTTCTCTAAGATATTAAATATAGTCGCTCCATCAGTGATAGACTCAAATCCATGAGGCTCTCCGGGAATCCATTTAATGATCGTTCCTCCGGGGATGGCTTCTATAATAGTGCCTTCATATTTTCCCAAAAGTTTAATCTTTCCATGCATCAGGACCGTAATGTGATTATCATGTTCTGTGTGGGTATGAATTGGAAATACATCACCAACCTTTTCAAAGGTGTAGACGGCCCCCCACATAGAATCATTTACCATAATTGATCTTACATTTACGGTCATAGCATAACCGGCCCTGCGGAAGATGCGCTAGTCGTTGCCGGTGATATACCGATGCCTGTAGATCGCGGCACAATCGGCAAGATAATATCATCCGCCGCTCCGTCATAAGGCATATTTAAATTAACAAAAATAGCCTGAGAGGATGGGATTTGAAGCAGCTTATATCCCGCCGGAATAGGGCAGGATAAGCTGTCAACCATTATTAAGTTTTCAACAAATCCGGAACTGATTGCGGTTGCTGAATTGAGTTTGATAAGAGCCGCCGCGAAGGCCATATCTAGATCCCATAAGAACGCAGCGCCCTATCTCGTGCCTCCCAGCGTTCCAACTTCTTCTCGAATGGAACACATGGCCCATTGCAGCAAGGACCGCAAATATCCTTATCGCAGAGAGTGCAATGCCCCCCGAGATCTTCCGGAGAGCATTTGGGGAAAATGTGAACTACGCTATTGCAATGACTGCAAGTGAAGGTACGGACCTCAAGGCGAGTTCCGTACTCATCAAAGGAATAGGCGTATCCACCATCTCGGAGATACTTGCCAAACACGATTACTGCTCTTGGAAAAGAACCGTCATCGTGGCGGTACCGGTATAAGAACCAGACCGGACCTGACAGAGCAATGCGCCACCGGCCGAAGCCGAAGAAACTGCCGGATAGACAATCTCAGAGCCCGGTGCCGCCACCCAGCGATACGAAGCACGCTGGTTGACACCAACATACCAAGGCTGCTGTTGCTGAGTCGCAAACAGTGCCGAGGAGGTTGCCGAGGCGTTGACTGTGACAAAGGCTGAGAAGCCTGCGTCAGCGCCGTCTAAAGCAAACAAGCTAGAGCCAGAAGAGATTGAACCAACCCAAGCAGGGGAGGAGTTGGCGGTTGCACGTTGCACAGCCCACTCAACGAAGTTGTCCGCTGGAGTACCGTTGGTGCCGACCAGAAGGTCGTAAACCTTGCCGCGCCGAAGACCAGTATAGGTCGGGGCGTTGACAAAGGAACCAGTGCTCGCCGCGATAACGACAAGCGGAGTATAAGTCGTCGCCACCGCATTTTGAGTCGCGATGTTAGTGGAATTTACAACACCGTAGTTTGCCACCTGTTAGCCCCCTTAAGGAATGCTATTGTTTTGGACCCCGCCAAAGATTGCCTCAAAGTAGTCGAGGTCCTCTAGCGCCCCTTCGAGATAGGTCTTCTGAGTCTGAGCACTATTCAACTGATGCGTCAGGTCATTAACCCTCTGTTTGAGTTCGACCTTGCGAGATAGGATCTTACGCCCGAATTGCGTAACTTCCGAAAACCCGTAAAGCCCCGGTGGCTGCATAATATCCGACTCATAGGGAGCCATCATCTTTATGCCCCTGCGCTTAGCCTCCATGAAGAAGAAATAAGCGCCCGGTCGTTGGAGAATATACTCGTCTCGGGAAGCCATGTCTATCCCGAAAAGAGCGATCTCCTTCGCCCCCTTCATCATAGCAAATGCCATCATCCAAGCAAAGGATGAAGTGAAGAAGTAGGGACCGAATTCTGCCACCAATTCCTTATAAGGTAAAGGGGTGGCATTAGGAACAAGTGACTGATCCTGCATGTAAATCGGGAAGGTTTGTTGCCTCAGCCACTGGATATAGGGCTCCCCATAATGCCGGTTCTCGGGCCATAGCAGGTTGCCATGGATCTCAAACCATGCATCAGCCCGAGGAATTACCCCCATATTACCGGGGGAGCAGGACCAGATGGTCCAGCTAGGGTCATTGTAGGGGGCCAACATACGAGAGGATGGGGCCGTCCCGATACAGGCCACCTTGAGATAGGGGGCCGGTTCGGCTGGGGACTCTGGCTTAATTTCCTCGGCCACCTTCTGCTGGATATAGTCCGGCTTCCAGCCCCCCTCACCGAGGGGTTCATGTTCTGCGACAACATGGAGTGGGGCGTCGATAGCGATCTTTCCTTCTTTGGCGGTGTCATTAAAAGTCTTGGTAAGCTTAGGCATTACGATCCTGTTATTTGGGCGGTCAGCAATTGTACGGCCTGACCCGTTTGAATCAGGGTATTGTTGAGACCGTTTGAAATGGTGATATCTGCCCCTGACAACGGAATGCCGACAGTCAAGCCAGATACGACAATATTGCCACTAAAGTCCTCTATGACTGCGGTGGTTACGGTGCCAGTCCCGGCGGCTGCCGAGTCTGTCAATGGAGTATTAAAGGTTAATACACCTCCAGATGCTGATCCAGAGGGGGTCTGTAAAGTAATTGTGGATACTGGGGTACCACCGGCCAAAAGAATAAGTTTTCCGGCGCCGCCACCTCCGTCAATGGTGGAAACGACCCCTTGGAGGCGGGCATTTATACAAGTTGTAGAATATACGGGGGGCATTAGGAGGTCAGCCTTCCGATTTCAAAGATGGATACAATAGCCTTTGCCGCCGGAACCGTCGTAACCGGGACGACAGACGGCGTTATATTAATAGCAAATATAGCTCTGTCTGTATCAATCTCAGTCGTTGCCATTCTAGCAACCACGGTTTGTAGGGCAATGGTCCCCGGATAGAAGGCCGCAACCGATTGTAGCTCCGTCCTGATCCCACGACGGTAGGTCGGACCAGACAAGCCTTGGAACCAAGCCAGCGGGGGCGAGACGTTGATCTGCTGGAGGAAGGCTAGATTAGGCTGTGCTGCGGCTTGCAGACTGATCTTGGCCCTTGGGACCTCAGCGAAGGGCTCAAACCATGATAGTGACGGGGCCGCAGGCTGGACAGGAACAAACCCAACACTGGCCTGCTCAGCCGCTAATAGACCCGGCTTGGGTTTTGGAACTTCCGCAAACGGTTCAAACCATGAATCTGGATTCGGAACATAGACGGCTGGGTCAAGGGCAAGGAACTGTTGACCACCTGCCTGAAGACCGAGCTTAGCCTTGGGGACTTCGGCATAAGACTGCCACCAGCCGTCCAGCTTAGCTGGGAATACGGCAGGATCGAAGGCAAGGAACTGCTGGCTGGCGGCCTGAAGCGCCAGCTTGGCCTTCGGCACCTCAGCAAACGGTTGATACCAGCCAATGGTATCGGTTGCCCGATCCCTAACCCAAGCCAGATTGGACTGATCTTCGACCCGCAGACCAAGTTTGGTCCGAACCGGTTCCGACCAAGCCTGATGCCATCTGTCCTCAGTAACCGTCTCCGGGAACTGTTGCGACTCGGACTGGGCAATAAACTGCTGGTACTGAGGTCCAAGACCCGGCTTCTGCCTGACCGGATCAGTCCACGCATAGTGCCATTTATCCTCGAAGATGTTCTCTCCGGTAAATGGCTGGGGATCAAAGAACGGTTCGGGCTGCTGGCAGGCCGCCAGATTGCGGGTTCTGACCGGTTCAGACCATGCCTGATGCCATTTATCTTCCGATACGATCTCAGGGAATTGCTGAGATTCTGATTGTGCAATGAACTGCTGAGATGCTCCATCCCAACGGCGCCGCGTTGGGTCAAGCCAAGCAATGAACCAACTGTCAGCGTTTACCTGAGTGGTTACGACTGGCGTGAAAGCCGTGGTTGATTGCAGCGCAACATTGGTCAGACGGCGCGTAGGTTCAGATAGCGGCTGAAACCAACGGAACTCTCTTGCCGTCTCTAGCGGTGAATATGGTTCTGGTTGAGCTAGTTGAGGCCCAAGACCGGGCTTGACCCTAACTGGATCAGACCACGGTTCGTGCCAGCGGTCCTCGGTAACAGTTTCTGGGAACTGTTGCGACTCCGAGAAGAACTCATACTGAGTGGCATAGTTAAAATTCTTTGTTCGATAGGGGTCAACCCAAGAGACAAACCAGCTATCTGCAAAGATATTGGCGGTGGTAACGACTGGGGTGAATGCTGTCGTGGATTGTAGAGCGGCATTAATAAACCGCCGAACAGGGTCCACCCACGGTTGGAACCAACGGTATTCTCGTGCAGTCTCAAACGGCGTGTAGGGTTCAGGCTGAGCCCACGGCGGACCTATGCCAACCCTGCGGGTTGGATCAAGCCATTGTCGCCACCAGCTATCCAGCTTGGCTGGGATCGGCGGGGAGCCAAAAGCAGTAAATGGCCCTTGCTTGGCCCCTATATCTGGCTTGGTTCTGACTGGCTCAGAGAGAGGTTGATACCAGCGATACTCCCTTGCCGTTTCTTGGATCGGATCAGTCTTGGCCTGATACTGGATGGTCTGATTGACCAGCAGCGCCGTATCTACGCTATACTCAATAGCGGAACTGGCAGCACCGCCCGATGGGGAAATCTCGATGCCAAGAGATACAACCGTATCCGCAACGGCTAAGTTCCAAGTAAAGGTATAGGGAGACGATACTGGGTTTTGTGCATACTGACCGTCAGTGGTGATCTGTGTGCCTTCGGCCTGTCTGTACCAAAGGGTATCACTACGCGAATTAAGCACCGTAGTCCCGGATTCGCACATCACACCGAGGGCATAATTGGTGCCGGGATTGCTTAGCGTAATGGCAACTGTGGCCGTACTCGTACCAGCCCCGCCTGCGGTCTGATCATTTGAGTTAAAATTGGTAAATGCAGCAGCATCCGACGTCTGGTTGACGCCGGTAAATGAGATAGCATTGACGGTATAGCGGGAGGCCGTTGTCCAGCTTACGCTAAGAGTTTTGTTGCCGGGAGTTGGGGCACGTAGACCAAATAATAGTAGATCACCGGCAAAGGCGTTGGTAATACGCCCCAACTGGGTCATCGTCTGGTTGGTACCTCCACTATCCCAGACCACACTAAAGCCAGTGGAGGATGTGCCGTTGAGGTTAACGGCAACGATCAGCGCGGCATTGGCACCCGATCCAACCGTGATTCCGGAATAGGTAAAGCTCGAAACCGAAACGGTTCCTGAGGCCGCTGCGCCTACTGCGTCTAAGACAACTGCCATCCTAATACCCCACTATATTTCGCTTGAAATACAGTCCAAGGGTATGGACAGGAACAACGACAGCGGTAGAGGCTATCGTGGTGATTGGCGTTGGGTAATAGGCTATGAACTGCTGCAATGCAGCATTAAGAAAGAACTTCTTAATGTTAGGTTCAGACCACGGCTCATGCCAGCGGTCTTCGGTAACGGTTTCCGGAAACTGACTTGAAGTTAATACCGGTTCGACTTTACCGGGATATAATGTCCTAGTCATGGCGGATCATTTCCCGTACCGAATGGGAACTCGGCATTCGGAAATGACTGTCGTCCATGGTTAACCATGTAAATGGCGATGCGGATACGCCAACTAGTGATGCAAAAATGTCATCCTCTGGATACCAGAGAAGGCAGTACGGATCGTTATGAAGCTGAAGAGCTTCATCTGCGAGTAGCAATCTTTGCCAAATGCCGCCATAAAACGGCATCGCCTGAGAAGAGGAGGCTTGGAAAGCATCATTCAACATCCAAATTTGATCGCCAACCGCAGCCGTGCCCATACTCGGGGCCGCGCTTGTTGTCAAAAGCCTACCGCCGTCATGCCAGATATTGACGGCAGATGCATTGGTGACGTTGGCAAATGCAATGCTGTGAAACTTACCAGCCGTCGGCGTAGCGGTTCCAAAAGCCGTGGTACTGCTGCCAGTAACACCAAGTGTCGTGGTGCTGCTTCCAGGATATTGAAAACACCAACGTCGTGTCCCGCCGCTTGTTAAAATTCCAAAAAAAGGAGTATTTCCTTCTGCGCAAGTACCTTTTAAAAAATAACCAACAGAGCAAGACAAAAGACCGCTTGGTGCAAAAGTAAGGTCTTTGTCTACGGTGTACTTTTGGTTAAGCGTACCAGTAGTAGTTGTTCCACCAAGTGCTTTGCCAAACGGACTATTTAATACGCTTGGTTTGGTTGAATTCCCGACAAACGACTTTTTGCCCTTAACAAGGTCTACGCCGCATGATCCATCACCCGGATCATAATGATAAAACTTAAGGTTAGCCGAAAGAGGATGTAGCCAATTAATGCTTGGAATGCTATTAAAGGGCTTTGCTTGCTTATTGGCCCGCCACGGAACGGAAAGCTGCACATGAGCCTCCCGTTAGTATTGGACCGCGACGGGTCCTAGTTTGATAGAGGTGTAGGCCGTGCCAGACGATGGGAAGGCGGTCCCGGCATTGTTCTGTACTTCAATCTGAACCGGAGACCAAGGCATCTTAACAAGACCGTTGCCATAGACCACGTTGCCATTGGCATAAGCTATTGTGGATAGCGGTATGGTAAAGTCAGGCGAACGAGCCGGAGGAGTGGCCGAGGAGGGGGTTGTCTCAAAGGTAGTGCCGCCGTCAGGACTCCTCAGGAACCAACCAGCAATATAACCACCGGCTACGGGAGTAATAGACCCCCCCCATATCACGGCAACTTCACCCCAGATAGCCTGACCGAAACTTCCCGATGAGGTGAAAGTCGTAGTGCCTTTGGCAGTCAAGCTGCTACCGAGACTGACGATCTCGGTGGACATAAGGGTGGTAACCGCAGAGAAATAGCCTGCCGTAGAACCGCCTGTGGCTTCTAAGAAATTGGTTGCCATGCGGCGATCCTACTTTGTAACGGTCAGCGCATCAATATATACCTGAACCAGTTTACCATTGGATGAGACAATAGCATAGGTTCGTCCGGCCGCTTGGCCATTTGGCAACGGCACGGCAACAGGAACGAATCCAACCACCGTCCCCGTTTGTGTTGATTTACCGTTGAACCAAGAGACGTTTACCATGACCTTGAGATTGCAATACCGGTAAAGGTAGAGGTCACTTGGCTGTCAATATTGGCATCCGTACACTGGCCACCGGGGAAGGTGGGGTCTGCCAAACAGGCCAGTCTATTGATGGAACTAGCCAGAATCACCTGAGCTAGCATCTGACCGGGTACCGTCCCATTGAACAAGGCTCCCGCTAAAGCCAGCCTCTGGGTATGGCTCGTGACCGAGCTTGACTCATTAGAGACAGCGATGGCAGCAACACGGTACCTCAGGTAACAGCGTTGCTGAAACTGATCGCTTTCATAAGCCTGCCGAAGGATTTCATTGTCTGAGGTATCACTCACTTACCAGCCCTCACCTTGGATGACTTTCATTACAAGAGGACCAGCCGTAAGAGCCGTGCTATTGAGCCTCACGGCAGCAATAGGACTGAGCAGACTGACAGTCAAACCTGCGGCTGGGTCAAGATTGCTGGAGGCAAAGAGCGAACCTGAACTGGTGTTAACGCTGGTATCAGCCCAAGCACTGCTGAGGTTCTGCCAATAGGCCAGTGAAGTCCCGCCGACAAGGTTCACATCGTCCAGAGTATACTGGATATTATAAAAGATAGACGAACCAGAGTTCGTAGCCGTCACAACCACGGTCGTCGGACTTCCGCCGCGCCAATCCAAGGCACAGACAGTAGAGGCCCCCGGTGTTGAGGAGTTGGCCGTACAGGAAAGGCTGGTCGTAAAATATGTCATTAGTACAGCCTACTTCGGACGGAACTTGGCGAACGTCAGGGCTAGACGTGCCCTCCGGCCGACAGTGCCGGAGGAGTTCTTGTGCTTCTCAGCGAAGGCATGGGTGGACATTCCAGCCCGGTGGGCAGCTTGCCGCAAAGCGCCCTTGTGCTTCACGGCGTGCTGCATCCAGTGACCGACCCCACCGCCGGATGAGTAACCGTCAGGGCCGGTTATTTTGGGCTGCCAGTCCCGTGAACACCCTTGGGCAGATGTGCCTTGGGACCCTCAGCCGGGTTGCCGCCATTGCCAGTATGGGCCGCAGACCAAGGAGAGCCCTTCATATCGGCGCCTTCATGGATCTTGCTGGCCTTCACCGAGCCACCACGAGCCTTCTTGTCGAGGCGATGCTTGCCCTTCTTGCCAGAAGCCTTGCCCCCACGCTTCATCTCGTGGGCTTCCTTCATGACCTTGGAGCCCTGTGCGTTATACTCTGGCTTGTCAGAGTCACGCTTCGGAGTAACGCCGCCGCCCTTGGCGTGCTTCTGGACGTTATGACGATGAGCCATTTAGTTAACCTCTTAGTTCGAGATCGACTGAAGCGCCTTCAACGTGAAGGTGTTCGCCGTGTTGTTGGCCGTCGAGTTGATACGAACCTGAGCAACCGGCGACAGGACCGTATAGACAAGACCGTTCGAGATGTTGGACGACAACATCGCAGCACCAGAACTCAGAAGCGCCCAAGTCGCCGTTGGACCACCCAGAATCGTCGGGTCGTCCAGCGACACATCCAATTGGACCGCTCCTGTCGAACCAGCCGTACCCACCGTCAGAACAACCGTGGTGGATTTGGCCAGAGGGTTCAGCACGAGAGCGGCAGTACCGGCCGAAGATGCAAGCGTAGTATATTGTGCCATTGGTTAGTAACCTCCTGCCGCTAGTGCCCAGTTGAGGTCGTTAACATTCTCGGTGGCGCCGGAAGTAGCAACCTGAGCAACCGTAGGATTGATCGCAAAAGGAGTACTTACGCTCGTCAAGGGAATCGACATCAACAGATTAAATATGCGCTCCACAACGCCCCTCCTTAGCTCAACGGGAACGTGCCCCAAATGGCACGCCAGTCGTAGTAGGTGGGAACATAACGCTGATAGCCCTTAACAAGCAAGTTGTCAGTGGTGAACTCCACAGACATGTCCATTTCGAACGGCTTGCGGTTAAAGAAGATCAGGCCGTCATGATTGGTCAGGATGAACCACGCGTAGCTCGACGTCAGATAGTCGAACACCATGTAGCCTTCCTTGAGCGAATCATTCATGCCCAAGATCGCGTTAACGTCGTTGGTCGTGGTGCCCGGACGAAGCTCAGACCTGAACAGGCGCAGAGCAATGGGCTCCAAGTTCGGGGGGATAATAACCTTACGCCCACGAGCATGGATTTTCAGACCAGCGTTGTCACGCCAGTTGGATCGGATCGTAATGAGAGCATTCAGAAGAGTGGTCTCATTCAGATCAACGTCAGGAGACGGCTGGTTGGCAATCGACCCATAGGGCGGGTCAATCGGGTGGCCAGTCGAGTTAATCAGCGACACACCGTCACCACCAACCGCCGCGTTATAGGTCGTTGCGGTATTGAGGACGTTGGCAGCATAGATTTCCTCGGTCTCCTTGAACGATTCCATCAAACCGTCATTGGAGGGGCCGAACTCTGCCTTGTAGAGGTTGTCATCAATGGCCTTGCGAGTAATCGCGTAGCCAAGGCCAATCTCGAAGTGCTCTGCGTTGTAGACAAAGCGCTGACCAGCAGAGTTGTCGAAGGAGGTCGGGGCGCCTTCCTGCTTTAGCTGAGCATAGCCCAGATAACGCATTGCGGCCCGACGTTCCAAGGCCATCTCGGAATTGGTCTGCCTGAAGATCTGCGGCCACTGCCGCTCGATCATGGCATACTTTCCGGAGATACCCCAAAGGCCCGGAAGGAGTAGATCTCGGATTTGTGAGAGTGCTACGGGCATCTATTCTACTCCTTAGGTGGTCTCAGCGGTCAGAGACCGGCGGAGCGAGTTGTTGAACGACACGACCATGATCGAACCCGCCGTGGTACCATCTGCACCGTTGACTCCGGGCGGAAGGTAGTTCGAGGACGTTTCCACAATCCTGAACGGATAGCTGGAGTTCGCCGATACGGCGCTCGACAGGATGGCAATGTTGGAAATGCCCGTCGTGGTATTGCCACCGGACTGGGAGGAGCCAGTCTGACCGGACGTAAAGCCGATATTCCACCCGGTAACCGAAGTTCCCAGCACAGCGGACGTGGTGCTCTGTACCAAGAACAGATTGTCCTCACCCTCAATAACATAAGCGTTACAAGGAGAAGACGATGTGCCAAGGTTGCCGGGGAAGTAGCTGGACCACACCACACGACCAACGGCAGCGCTGTAGTACTCGCAGCCGTTAAAGATGCCGAGGATCGGGTTGCCAGTTGTCACACCAGACGCCGGAAGAGTGATGTATCCGGGAATGGCCGTAGACAGCATCACCACGTCACCAGTGAAGTACGTATTGGTGTCGCTAGATGCGAGATAGCGGCGGGTTAGGCCGTAGGTAGGGGCGTTACCTTCGAGGGTGCCGAACTGGCGAAACCCAAACGGTGAAAAGGTGTTGGCCATAAATTAAGCCTCCACAAACGTCATAGTGGACTCCAATCGGCCTTCACTCTGAGCGCCAGAGCTATTCCGGGTGAAGCCACCACAGCGCGTGGAGGCTAGAATGGTGCGGGTGGGTCATGCCGAGTGAAGGCGAACAACCCACCCACTTTTCTTACTCGGGGATGTTAATCCTCTCGTAAGACTTTCGAATCTTATTGGACCTTAATGCAGATTCGTGGCGGCTGTCAAGTGAGGTATTAATTTCCCCGCCCGTAAGTGCTTGCTCCTTAATGGCAACCTGCTCCAAAGCAGCCCTACGATCTCGGTTCTTGGCCCGGATACTAAGCTCCAATGGCCTTGCCATCAGGCACGAACCATCCAGCCTGATCTCTCCTTTGGCCCCTTTAGGAGTGAAAACCCCATCAAAGCGGCCATCAAAGTCTTCAGGGTGAACTGGAGTCCAGCCCGTCTTCTCGGCTGAAGCCCGCCATTCGGCGAAGGGTTTACCCAGAACGGTATCTGTAACCCAACGCATATCCATCCCCTCTGGGATCATATGCTGCGGTACATGCATCTTATCCGGATGGTCTTCCACCATATCCGGATCAATATCATCCCAGTTCTGACGGGCCTTCATGGTCCATCGGGAATCAGGACGCTTCTCTTCCCGATCAATACCGGGGTTACTCTTGGCTTTCATTACGGTTGACCTCCATAGTTACCAAGCTTCTTCTCTTCCCGCAGCTTCATAAGCTGCACGGCATAATCAGCCTCAGAGACGCCAGCAATCTTTGCGGCCTCCTTCTGGGCTGCGGTGAGGGTAATACGGCCGGTATCTCGCTGGCCACTGGCCTTGGGCACCTCCCGAGACGGAGGGGCGCTGTAAGCGATCTTCCGAGTCTGGGTAGGCTTTTCCTCTTCGCTCACTTCCAACTCCTCGTCATCCTCAGGCTCCAGACTACCACGCATTCCAAGCCTTTCCTCCATCCTTTCGAAGTAGGGCTGCGAATAGGGCTGGAGGCCCTCGGCTACCACCTTCCAGTGAAGATACTGAATCTCAGCGTTCTTTTCTGGATTGTGGAGATACTCTGGATGTTCCCGCAGCCACGTCTTGGCCAGTGGAGGAAGTGCGGTACTATCAAGGGCATCTTGCTGTTGAGGCTTAGGTTCGTACTTCGGACGCTCCTTGATTTCACGCTCGATAGCTTCCTTGCCCTGTTCCAGCGTCAGGATCTTAGTCTCAGCCCGCGCCAAGCGGCGATAAGCCTCAGCCTGAGCCTTGCCATCCCCAAGCTGGGTGGCCATCTCAATGTCCCTTTGGGCCGTCTCAGCCTCGCCCTGAGCGGCAGCAAGGGCCGCACTGAGCGTCTCCTGCTGGCTTGTCATGGACCGTTCTTGAAGCTTATTGACTTCAAGATCGCGTTCCTGAGCCTGCTTGATGGCGTCAAGCTTGGCCTGACGCTCCTGCTCTATCTGGGTGCGATAGGTCTCATTGGCTTTTCTGAGGGTTTCGAGTTCGGCTTTAAGTGAAGCCGCTGGATCTTCTTGAGCCTCAACCTTCTCGGTATTGGTCTCTAGAGGTTCGCCCTCAACAGGGTCTCTTTCAACCACTTGGGCTGCGGCCTGACGGCCTCGAATAGGTCTCAATTTAGGCATTCTTAATCCTTATCAATAATCGCAGGGTCCTTGACCTTCATGCGGATCGAGGAGTCCCTCACCAAACGGCAGGGCCAATCCCCGACCGTCAACTGCCACGCATCACCAATCTTGAATACCACCCACTCGTTAATGTCGGCGGCTTGACCATTAAAGGAGAACTCCCCATCATCTCGGAAAGCATCCTTCCCCATCTTCAGAACAAGACCGGTCTTGCCTTGCCATACATCCTCTTCGAGCGTATTCCCCGTGAGAATGATTCCACCCTTGGTCTTGGCCGGTCGAATATAGGTGGCGATCAAGACCATGTTATACATCACGTCGATTCCGGAGAGGTCCCCCACCTTGGCCCGAATCGCCGCCTTGCGCTCGGCAAGCTCAGGTATCTGGCTAACCTCTTCAATTGCTTTACGATTTAGTTTTACATGGCTCATTGATCTTCTCTTTCTAAGTCTTCACAGAGGGCGAGAGCCCCCCTTAACCCTTCAATCTGTCCTACACAATGCCAATACCGGTTGAAGTTATCATATCCTGTGGACAGGGCTTCCTTGCGCTTCTCGATCTCCGCTTCAACTAATACCTCTAAGCGGGAATGAAATCTCGACTTGACGATCATGGCTTATTTTTTCTTCTTGGATTGTCCGCTTTCGGACAGCGCAATGGCAACGGCCTGCTTGCGAGACTTCACCAACGGACCCGTCTTGGAGCCGCTATGAAGCTGTCCGTTTTTGAATTTGTGCATCTCAGTATGAACTATTTCTTTCTTACTCTGACCTTTAATCGGCATTAGATTTCTCTTTTATCAGTTGGAACACAAACGACCTCAGCCTTACCGGCGGGTCGATATGTACTCATAAACTGTTCTGCTTTATCAGCACACTCTTCGTAAGAATATAATTGTGGAAAAGTAAACGTCACCGGTCGGGTCGGATGGATCTTCTTGGTGCTATAAGGGCTGATGACGGCCAGCCAAGCCGTCACCACGATCTGAAAGAACGTCGAGGCCAATTACCTGTCGCCTCTATGCTTCTTATAATACTTATACTGGGCCAAGGTGCCGCTGCCGCTATTCTGGCCGCCAGTCTTGGCATTCAGAATCGAGACCGGACCACCCCGAGCATAGCGAGTGTTCTCGGAGGTGCGCTTACTCCACTTGGCAAGGTTCTCTGGATTGGCAATCCCGCTAATATACTTTCCGTCCTTCTTCACAGCCCCACCTCGTTTCATTCCGCCGGGACCACCCATCGGCGGCTTACCCATCGGAGGACCCCCTAAGCCCGGCATACCTCCAGCCATAGGCGAAGGGGGCGGCGCCATTGGCGCCTTGGGCGGCATAAGTGGCGGGGGACTACCCGCCATTGGTCCCGCTGGGGGAGGTCCACCGGGACCACCACTCGGGGCGACCACTATGTTAATCTTCGTGTGGTGGCCCTTACCGCCCTTCTTTACTTTACCACCACGGGCGTATTTGTCCATACGTTTCATGGACTTACCGCCACAAGCCATTTTGGCTTCTTTCGTAATCTTGCTATGCTTGCCTTCGTATTGAGGGCCATGATGCTTAGACGTCTTGGGAGTCACGCCACCGCCAGTAGCATAAGTGGCCGTCTCACCCTTCTTCTGGTGCTCATGACCAAACAGCTTGTGGACCCTATCAGTACTGAAGGGATGCGACTTGCCAACATGCTTATAGGGATGCGCCATCTTACTTCTTTCCAGCTTGACTACCGGCAGGCTTACCGGCAGGGATGGGACCAATGCTCTCCCGTGCCGGGAGGGTTAGGGGATCAAGATCTTGGTTCTGGTAATAGGCCATATCAGCAGCCTTATCACCCGGCCATTTATAATGGTCGGCATGACCAACAATCTTTTGCATCTTGGTAAACCGAGATTTCTTAACGTCGCCGTGATGATGATGTGCCATTAGTCCTCGTCCCTCTTGGGTTTCTTTGTAACAGCTTTCTTACTAGCTGTCACCTTGGCCTGAGCCAGCTTCTTGCTGGTAGAAAGTTCTACCTTATGTTTTTCTTTCTTCATTTGCATTTCTTGATCGTTATGATCTAGCTGCTGCTCATGAGCCTCATCTTCTCTTTCAGTTTTCGCCTCTTCAGACGGACCATGCGCTTTCGCAGCAGCGTCTCCCATTTTCTTGGCCGCCTCAAGTTCGACCTGATGCCGTTCCCTCTGGTGCTGCATCTCTTGGGCATGCTGCGCCGCCTCCCGCGCTAACTGAGAGCGGTGCTTCTGGTTCTCCATCTGAATCTGTTGGTTGCCTTTCTGCTGCTCTAGGGCAAACTGCCCCTTCTGCTTCATGGCTTCCGTATACAGATTCGCTTGGTTTTCCTGATGCTTGGCATGGACATCATGAGCCCGAGCCAGCATGTCCATCTGCATCTCTTGCTGCTTGGATGCCTGATCCATCTGCATCTTGTGATGAGCCTGAACCAGATCCGTTTGGGCCTGCTGCGTGTGTATAATACGCTCACCCTCCAGCTTCTTGTCCTGAAGCAGAAGTTTCATCTGCTCAATCTTCTCACGGCTGACCCGCTCCTGCGCCGCATCCTGTATCTTCATGGCTTCGCTGGCGGCCTTGATCTTCGTCTCAAGCAACTGAATCTCAGCCTGCTTTTCTGCCTGCATTGACTTCTGCTGTATCGCCACCATGCGTGGATCAGGAGCAGGAGTAGCAGGAGCCTGACGAAACAATCCTTGCGGATTAATGTCCGCAATTTGCATGACATGCATATCCACCCCAACCGGATCGTAAAGATCTGGGTTAGCCTTCTGAAGCTCCTTGATAGCCATAGCCTTGGCCATGCGGTGCAGACTGGTTGGGTTGTTGGGATCGGCCACCGGAACAATGTGATAGTCATTAAGTGCTTGAAGGAACTGGTCTTTCTCCCACTTCTTGAAGCCTTTGCAATGCCGGATGAACGCACCGGGATCTTCCCGGAGACGTTCGACTAGGAGTTCAAATTCCTTCGCCTGCGAGGCATGGAGACGCTTGTGAGCCGAATCCATGACCTTGGTCGCTTGTTCGATGAGTGCAAGAGTAGTTCCAACAGGAGCGTCCTGTTTGCCTTCGCCGACGTTGATGTTTGCTGTCTGTCCAAGCTTTCGTCCAATTTCCTCCAGATGTTGGATGAAGGCCGTAAAGGACGGACCCGTCTCTTTGTACGGCAGCGGCATGACCGATTTGCGGATATCATCCTGTGATCCGATTTCAAGTCCAACACCCCCACCCGGAGGCACCCGGAACTGGTTAGAGAGTTGCCGACCAATCCCCTTTGCATACAAGAAGCCGGGGAAGTTCGCGAACATCCCGTTGTCGAGTTGGAGTCGGGTCGATGCTGTTAATGCAATCGTTATATTACCGAGAAGGTGGACATAGCCAAGCCCATAAAAGCCCAATCCACGGACCATTGGGAATTGCACAAAGTATTCTTTGGCGCGGCAGTCCTTGTCGTCCTTCTTCCAGTTCCTTCTAATGTCAAGAATCTGGCGAGAACCCTTTTCAATTGTGACACGATAGGGAAGGGGTAACCCTTTGCCCTTGAACTTCTCAGGGGCGAATTCATCGAGGTCTAACTCTGTGTAGATTTCGTAGACTTCATAGTCGCGGTCTTCAGGTTTCTGCGCATTCGGATTGAAGCCTGCAACTTCATTTTTCTTTTTATCAACCGCCGTTTGAGGGAACTGGACGGGAGCCGCGAGGTCCACATCACGGTAAACCTCTTCGATCTGCATCCGCTTCAGGACCGACTTGCGCATCCTGATACGATGGGTGATACGGCCACAGTTCTGGAGATCGGTGGCCGAGTCCGATACGATTAGATCTTCTGCATCAACGCTCTCTGAAACAGCCTTACGCTTTAGTGGACAGTTAAAAACTTTCTTAAATCCGTCACCACCGAAACCAACATAGAACAACATGCGGTCAGTATCGGCCACATAGTTGGTCCCGGTTAATAGATAATGGTTGAGTCCCTGTTCCAGCGCTTGAGCGAGTTCGTCGCTACTGGCTGCAAGTTGAGGGGGAGGAAGGGTGGGATATGGATTGTCGGGGTCCGCCGCATTGGGCGATGCAAGGACATACCTCGGCACAATCGGTGAGTCATTCCGGACCTTAACCGGACCTGCCGCAGGTAATAGCTCCGCTCGGGCCGTGGCTTGGAATGACACTGTGGCGTCAAGCAGGAGGGGGTGCCGCACCGTGGACATACCCTCCAAGGGGGCAGACGATCCACCAAGGTCGGTACGAGGCTTTTCAAGCTTGAGCCCAAGTAATTCAATACCGAGAGCCCTTGTTTCCATCCACTCATTCCGCGACAATATGTCGCGCTCGACACCAGCCAGAAGTTCCGAAGCAATCTTACCGAGTTCATCCTCGGATATTTCAAGGGCAAGGTTGGCTTCGAAACTGGTATCCCGCTTAACAGTGGTATGAGCACGAATAGCTTCCGGGTTCGTATCAAAAGTCGTGGTTCCATCAGCATTGTCGATGCGAAGCATCCCATGCTCGACGGTTATGTTCACTGTTTCTTCTTTTGACGGACTCTCGACCAGCCGCAGTCTGGGCCGGTCTGGGGTCGGATAGGGGTCCGACAATCCCATGCTATTCGATTTTCGAGCCATATATTAGTTACGACCAGTATAGAGGCTGGGACAAGTTCCGACGATCATATGCCATTTCGTCATCTGATGCCACTCTATACTCTTCCTTACGTAGGGCAAAGCCCATATCTCTCAACCACCTAAGCGCTTGAGAGGTACTGTCTACCAGATCGTCATGGCTACCTTTGGGGAAGATACCGCACTGGCGAATCACCTTATCGGCCCAACTTCTATCCGGCGCATAGACCATTCCGTCCCGGAACAAATGTTCAATCGAGTTCACCCGTGCCCACTTGTCGCCATACTTCTTGGGGTCGACTTGTTCCACCGACAGCCTTCCGGTTCCCCGGAGCAGCCGACTGAGTTCCTGCCCGACTGACTGGCCGCTGCCCTTGGCCTCGATTAACAATCTATCCACAGGGAATGTGGGCCATGTCGCCCCCTCCTGAGGGATACAGGTATCCATCACCTTCTGTAACAAGTCCGTGAATTGGAGCCGCTCCTCCCATGCATAGAGCAACATGATCTTGGGGTGGTCAATCATGGGCTTATTTTCGATAAACAGCTTGTGGCGACCCCTGAGGTCCGGAACCGGTTCTATTAGTTCCGATTCTTCCCGCCATATCCCCCATACCGTGAGGGCCGAGGGATCGTTCTCATCCTTCTCCGTAAAGGCCGGGTCCAAGGAAGCTACGACGAATTCGAATGGCGGAAGCCTTGGCATCTTATCCGTGTCCCAAAGCTGCCAATATTCCTCCTTAATAATGGCACCACCACGAGGAACCGGATACTGCTGATACTGACCAGCCCACGCATACGGACCCTTATCTCGTTCCATATTCACGCAAACTTGATCAGTGAACCGCTCGGGCCATGCTAGTTCTCCGTCCTCTTCTCTGGGGTCCTCCCAGATATTCTCGACCTCTTGAATCTCTCCAGTCTCCGGGTTAGCGAGTTCCTCTGTTCCTAAGACCGTAACACAATGACGGGCAGGATCATGCCGCATCGGTATCATAAGGTGGGTGTAACCCATCTCACGAGAGACGGCGACACCGGATACGTCGTCCTCGTGAAGTCTTTGTTGAATAATAACAATTGCGGATTCTTGGGGGTTATTGAGACGGTCTGGAACGACTTCCGTAAACCACATGTTCGTTGTGTATCGAACCTGTTCCGACTCCATCTCCATTGTGTTGTTGGGGTCGTCAATGATGAACCTGTCGCCGCGTTCACCCACCCCGATACCACTAACGGAGGTAGCGAGCTTCCAACCAGTCTTGTCGTTGGCGAACTTGATTTTGGTAAATTGTTCGTTACTAATGTGGAACCGATTTCCCCACAGCTTTTGATACCGGTCGCTAATGACAATGTTGCGACAACGCATATTATCGCGTTCCGTCAAGTGATTCGAGTAAGAAGCGCAAACATATCTGGTCCACGGCATATTTCGGGGACCCCACTCCCACGCTGGCCAGAACACGTCAGTCATTAACGACTTCGTGAAGCCGGGTGGAACATTGATGAGGAGACGTTTGATATGGCCGTGGGTGACAGCTTCGAGGTGCTCCGCAATGGCTTCTATAGCCCAACCTCTTATAAAGGGGATAGCGGGCTCGACTACGGGCCAAACATACTCGGCAAATTCTATAAGTCTGCTTTCGGCGCGAACCTTCTCCATACGCTTTGCGATTTCGGCGGCAGCCTTAAGGACAATAGTGTGCATATAACCCTCGTAACGAAGAATTGAGAGTAAAATGAAACTAGAACAATTACAACAGCTTGAATCTCAAATGATGGAGGAGGTCGTCAAGCGCAGGAAGCTTGGCGGCTATAGCACAGAGGCAGAGGGTCTTCTGCTGGTCTGTGAGCATCTTTTAAAACTAGAACAACATCTCCGAAACGAAGCCGAGATGGTGGAGGTGATGAGTGCCGTTACCCCTAAAAACAAAAAGGCTAGATCTGCATAACCTCGTATACGAGGAAGAGACCCTACGGACCATTGTGGGCTGGTTGAATCATCCGGACGTTGTTCGGTTTTCCGAGCAACGCCACCGAACCCACAATATCCAAAGCCAAGTTAACTACTTCAATTCTATCGTTCATGGCAATCGCTATGTCGGGATTTATCTCGGCAAGCTTTTGATTGGGACGATGACGGCCACATTCGACAAGCCCAACTCTATTGCCAACATCGGCATCATGCTTGGCGAGAAAAGCCAATGGGGTCATGGCTATGGGCAGGAAGCTTGGTCAAGTTTTTGTGATGAATTATTCCGGGAAGGGGTGCGAAAAATAGAAGCGGGCTGCATGTCCATCAACTATAGGATGATGGGTATCTGCCAGCACTACGGGATGGTCGAAGAAGGCCGCCAAGATAAACACTTTGTTTTTGGCGAGGGGTTCACTGATCTGGTCCATTGGGGAAAGTTTAATGAGCCAAGCTGAAGTCTTTCTAGCAGGAGAAGGAGACCGCTATCATGAACGAAACCGCAATGCAGAACTTAACGCAAGCGTTGTTAACGCCATACTTAGCATTGGCTTCCGGCCAAATGCTATTCTTGAGATTGGCTGTGGAGATGGCCGATACCTTCACGAACTCTATCAATACTATGGAGGACGATGCGTTGGGGTCGATCCTTCCTCGGACGCCATCGCCGAAGGCAAACTCAAATATCCGGAAATTGAACTCATATGCACGGACGCGAAGGGAATAACGGATCGGTCGAGTTTCGACCTTATCGTCTTCGGGTTCTGTCTCTATCTAATGGATAGACAAGATCTGTTCTATCTTGTCTACCAATTCGACTGGCACCTTAAAGACGGTGGTTACCTCGCTATCCACGACTTCGATCCTGAGTATCCTCAGGTCTCGACCTACAAGCACAGGAAGGGAATCTACTCCTACAAGATGGATTACCCTTCTCTGTGGCTGGCTAATCCCGGCTACAGGAAGATTACAAAGGCCAAGACCGGTGAGGGCACTGCTATCACCATCCTCCAAAAACATGGCTGGGGTTCCCTATGCGAGTCCTGATCCTATCCGGTTCCCCAGACCTCATCGAAGATACGGTCGTAGCCAGTGGCTGCGACCCCGTTGTCAGAATGCCTGATCTGGAAGTCTCTGACTGGCCCAAGAACGTCGATTGGGTTATCTCCTTTGGCTATCGCAAGATCGTGCCAGCCGCCGTACTCAAGAAGTTTGAAGGACGAGTCATCAACCTTCATAACTCCTTGTTGCCTTTCAACAAAGGCGCCCATCCGAACTTCTGGTCGTGGTGGGACAAGACCCCCAAGGGCGTCTCGATCCACAAGATGACAGACTCTCTCGACGGCGGACAGGTTCTTTGCCGCCACATTGTGGCCGAGTTCGATTTCAGGCCCACCAAGACATTGAAGTCCACCTATGACGATCTGATGGTGGCCGCCAGCGGTTTATTCAAACGGAACTGGATTCGCATCCTCTCTAACGACATTGTTCCCCCAGCCGCCTACGAACATGTTGGAACCTATCATCGCGTCAAAGATCTCGATCCGTTCTTTCGGTTGCTGCCACGGGGCTGGGATACCGATGTGACCCACGTTGAAGACATGGGCGACCTGTACCGAGGCGTCAATGGCAAAGCCTAGTGTCGGTATTCTCGGAATGGGCAGCATTGGCACGAGGCATGCCAAGAACTTCATGAGCCTTGGGTGCCCTGTACGTGGCTATGATCCAGCGACTCATACTGGCGATTATCGCAATTCGATCCTTGGAGGATCAGATGTTGTTGTCATCGCTACGCCAACAATAAGGCATTACGAAGACATAATTGATTGTTCCAACCACAAGAAGCCTATGCTTGTGGAGAAGCCGATCTGCGAGACAAGTTTCGTCCGTAAGGAACTTATGCCTTACGTCAAGATGGTAGGATATAACCTACGGTTTCATTCCTGCGTTCGAAAGACTCGTGACTGGTTGGGCGCTGGTCTGATTGGCAAGCCATTATGGGCGAGGTTCACCTGTGGCCAATACAACGATAAGCCTGCGTATCTTCGTGATGGCGTACTCCTTAATTGGAGCCATGAACTTGACCTTGCTCTTTATCTTCTTGGAATGGCCCGTGTCATGGGGGCGCATCTGCACCTTAACCCTGAAGATCTGGCTGACGTTCTACTTCGCCATGACAATAATGGCTGTTATAGCACTGTTCATCTCGATTACCTCGCTCGCCCTGAGCGTCGTGGCTTTGTAATCGTCGGGGAACGGGGAACTATAGATTCAGATTTAGTCTCTCGGAGAGCCACCCTGATCGACAACAATGGTGGCGTAGTCCATCAGCACTTCGGTCGGGATACCTTTGACAGCAATTATATTACAGAAGCGGAAGCCTTCTTGGAGCGACTCGATGGCAAAGAGACCATCGGCTGCACCGCTGAGGAAGCCCTTCAGGTGGTAGAAATCGTTGAGGAAGCAAAGGGTTGCCACCGCTATGAATAAGCTAAGGACAATTGCCATTGCCCAAGCCCGTATGGGTTCAACCCGGCTTCCCGGAAAGGTGATGTTTTACCTCAAAGGCAAACCGGTACTGAAGTGGACCTATGATGCCTTGAAAAGGGCACAGGGTGTTGACGAAGTTGTGATAGCCACGTCGACACTTCCGGCCGACGATGTGATTGCAAAGTTCTGTGCAGTGAGTAACATGAACTGCTACCGGGGTTCTGAGAGCGACGTCTTAGAGCGCTATTACCAATGTGCCTTAGCCTATGGGGCACAGATCGTCCTGCGGTTGACTTGCGACTGCCCATTTTTGGATAGCAACGTGGTGTCGGAAGTGATCCGACTCCGTGATGCTAAGGATGTTGCGTATGCCTCTAATATTGACCCTCCCACTTATCCTGATGGCTTGGACGTTGAGTGCTTCACTTTCGATTCTCTCTTTGCTGCATATAAAGAGGCTGTTCGTCCTTCTGACCGTGATTGCGTTACTCAATTCATTACTCGCAATCGTGACCGGTTCCCTGCTGCAAATCTTACCTGTCCCCTCCCCGGCCTACAGAATGAACGCTGGGTCCTCGATACAAGAGAGGACCTCGACTTTTGCGGAAACGTCGCCGAAGTCCTTGAGAGCGATCCCTCATATGATGGGCAGCCAACCTATCTCAAGATATTAAAGGTCCTTGATATCTTTCCCAATTTCCGCGACCTTAACAAGGCGGGAATTAGGAATGAACGGTTCTTTGACGCCATCCACACCGAAGCGCTCCCTGATCGGTCGTTTAAACGGTCTCAAGACTGGTTTAAGACTGCGACTCGACGTATCCCGATTGGCGCTCAAACTTTTAGCAAGAGCTACCTTCAGTTCCCTCCGGGGAATAGTCCGCTATACCTTACGCACGGTGATGGCGCTCGTGTGTTCGATCTTGACGGTAATGATTACGTTGATCTGGTTAACGCCATTCTGCCTGTTGTCCTTGGCTATCGTGATCCTGATGTGGATCAGGCCGTCCGCGACCAGCTAGACAACGGCATCAGCTTCAGCCTTTCCTCCAAGCTGGAATATGAACTGGCCGAGAACCTCTGCCAGATCATTCCCTCTGCCGAGATGGTCAAGTTCGGCAAGGGCGGCACTGACGTCACCACCGCAGCAATCCGGGCAGCAAGAGCCTATACCAAACGTCAGGACGTGGTTCTGACCGGTTATCATGGCTGGGCCGATTGGTCCATGTGTACGACCGACCGGAACCGTGGCATCCCCAAAGGGATCGGATCTTATAGCATGCGGCTGCCTTACGGCGATGCCGAGCGGATGCATGACTATCTCCTTGAAAACCATAGGACTATTGCTGCTGTTATCTGTGAACCGGAGGGTGACGCCGAGTACCTACGTTATTTACGTACCATCTGTTCCAAGTATGGAATCGTTCTAATCTTTGACGAGGTGATTACCGGGTTCCGCTGGGCTATGGGCGGGGCTCAGAAATTTTATAACGTAACTCCCGATCTTTCCACATTTGGAAAGGCCATGGCGAATGGGATGCCCCTCAGCGCTGTGGTGGGAAGAGAAGAGGTGATGAAGGTTTTTGCGCCGCCGGAGAACATTTTTTATTCCGGAACCATGTTCGGGGAAACCCTTTCTCTGGCGGCCTCCCTTGCGACCATCAAGAAGATGCAGCGGGAGAATGTGATCCAGCACCTCTGGAGGGTAGGGGCCGAGATTGACCTCCACCTCCAGAACCTGAGGGATAAGTACGGCCTCAATGAAGTTGTGAATATCAGTTCAGAGTTTCCAAAAAAGATTGTGACATTCAACGACATAGGTAACACGACCTCCAACCAGCTTCGCACCCTATTCATGCAATGCATGATCCAGAATGGGGTGCTGATTATCGGGTCCAACAACGTGTCATGGTCGATCCGTGAACCACAGTTGAAGCGCATTTTCTCCGCATATGAGGAGACGTTTTCCACAATTAAATGCGCCATTGATAATGACAGTGTGAAGGATCTGATAGATGAAGAGTGCGCTATCGTGAGTCCGTTGCGGAAGGTTTATTAAGAGGCAATATGAAATCGGTACTAATAACGGGCGGCTCAGGCAGCTTTGGGCAGGCATTCACACGGCACTTACTAACCACAGATGCCGAACGCATTGTGATTTACAGCAGAGGCGAACATGCCCAAGAGCAGATGGCCCGCAGTTTTGGGAATGGTCGTGTCCGTTATTTTATTGGCGACGTTAGGGACAAAGATCGCCTTTCTATGGCTATGCGGGGTATTGACACTGTGGTTCATGCTGCGGCGTTAAAAGTCGTCCCTATCGCCGAATACAACCCAACAGAATGTGTCTCCACTAATATAGGCGGGGCCGAAAATGTGGTTCTCGCAGCCATCACTATCGGCGTTAAAAAAGTCATAGCGCTCTCCACCGACAAGGCTGTTAATCCGATCAATCTCTACGGCGCCACGAAACTCTGTGCCGAAAAAATATTCATTGCTGCGAATAACTTGGCGGCTGGTAAGACTTTGTTCAGCGTCGTCCGCTATGGCAATGTGGTTGGGAGTCAAGGTTCCGTCCTTCCTCTCTTCAAGACGATTGCAGCCGAAGGTGGCTCGTTACCGATTACGGATACCAGAATGACCAGATTCTGGATCAAAATGGAAGAGGCTATCGCCCTCGTTAACCTTGCTCACGGAAAAATGAGTGGAAGAGAGATATTTGTTCCCAAGATTCCGTCGATGAATATTGTAGACTTGGCCGAATCAATCACGCCGCGTTGGCACACATCCGGAATTCGTCCGGGTGAAAAGCTTCACGAAGTCCTGATTAGCGAGGATGAGCGCCCCTATACCGTGGATCGCGGGGGTTATTTCACCATCTGCCCGACCGGCCGAGCGTCCAGAGGAGGTGCCGCCTACGCTTCCAACACCAATGACCAGTTCCTAACCCGCCAACAATTGAAGGCCATGGTTGATGCCTAAGAAAAGCCCAACGGAACTCATCAAGCATATCACCAAGGCCCGAGCAAGGAATAACGTCCTATGGATGCAGCTACTAAAATTAGCGGTGGAGACGTCGCCAAGAAAGGCAAAATACATTCTGGCCAAGATCAATTGGAACGACCGGCAAATAAGCGGGTGGCTGAAAAGGCTGTAAGGCTCGGACCCCTACCCAGATACTACACCATCGGCAAGATTGAAAAGCGCCATTCCTACAACGCCTTGAAGAACTCCTTGTCCGGCTATATCGGCGGGAACAGGAAGGCTGGCTATTGGTGTGAACGGCTCAGCGCCGAATGGTCGGCTGCTTTCAACATCCGCTATTCCATTCCCTGCAATTCCGCGACCTCAGGGCTTCTGGCGGCCTGCATGGCAGCCGGAATCAAGGCTGGCGATGAGGTCTGGGTCTCAGATTATACCATGTCGGCGTCGGCGACCTGTGCCCTGATCTTGGGAGCTAAGGTCACGCTTCTCGACGTTGATGACCACTTCTGCCTGCTATGGCACCAAGCTGGGGGCTCGCCTGTGCCCAATCAGTGGCCCAAGGCTATCATCGTGACTAATCTGTTCGGCTGCCCGGCAGATCTCCATTACCTGAGGAAGCTTTGTGATATCAACCACATCATCCTCATCGAAGATAATGCGCAGGCACCATTTGCGACCCTCAATGGTAAATATACGGGTACCATCGGGCACATCGGTGTATTTAGTCTTAATGTTCATAAGCATCTCCAGACCGGCGAGGGTGGGGTCATCGTCACCGACGACCCTCAACTCGCTCACAAGATTGATTGTGCCATCAATCACGGAGAATTGATGGGCAGCGACCCGCATCTGGGGCTCAATCTACGAATGACGGAACCAATCGCGGGCATTGCGTGTGCCCAACTTCAGCGTGGTCATCAGCTTGTGCAGGGCCGGATTCGCCTTGCGGAGGAGATCACGTCGATGTTTGAACACATTGATTGCATTCATACGCCACGACTTCGCCCGGATAGTCAACACGTCTACTATATGTGGGCTGGTCAAATTCTCGGGAGCGATGCGGGGATTCGGCGCAAGCGCTTTATCGAAGCGGTGCAGGCGCGTGGTGTGCCGTTTCGGGAGGGGTATTCCCGGCCGTTGCATCGGATTCTGGGGATCGGTCACGATAGTTCCTTTCCAAATACCGTTTACCTTGAGGACCGCAGCCTGTTCACATTCGAGATATGCGCCTACGATCCCAAGACCCAGCATCTAGCTGCAATGCGGCAGATCATTGATGATGAATCGAAAAGATTGTGACCATGAGGATAGCCGACAGGGACATTGACAACTTTTTGAAGCCCTACGTCATTTGTGAGTGTAGTTGTAATCACGACGGCGACCTCGCCACGGCTTTGGCATTGATTGAGGCCGCGAAATGGGCTGGCGCGGATGCCGTCAAGTTCCAAGCCTATACGCCGGATACGATCACGCTGGATTGTAATAAGCCCGACTTCATTATTCAGGATGGGCTGTGGAAGGGGAGAACCCTTTATGAACTCTACAAAAAGACGTACACGCCGTTCGAATGGTTCCCGAAGATCTTCAAGCAGGCCAAGAAAGTCGGAATTACTGCCTTCGCTTCTGTATTCGACCTATCATCCGTTGACATGCTTGACCGACTTGGTTGCCCCGCTTTCAAAATCGCATCCATGGAAATCACGGATACTCCTCTTATTGCTTACGCAACTCGAAGAGGAAAACCCACAATCATTTCAACGGGCATGGCAAGTCGTGAAGAAATCCGTTCAGCTTATGAGGCGTGTGGAGGAAAACCTGTAGCCTTCCTGCATTGCACCTCTGAGTATCCTCAGACGGTGGAATGGTCCTCGCTTCAAAGTATCGTGAAGCTCAGGGAATTGTTACCCGGTGTTCCCATCGGGGTGTCGGATCATACGCCCGGTAATCTGGTAGTTCCGGTCGGTGGAACCGCTATGGGGGTGGCCATTATCGAGAAGCACATGAAGCCGGAGGGCCTGTCGGATACCGAGGACAAGGAGTTCAGCCTCGATCCTGAATCCTTCAAGAGCATGGTCAAGCTGGTTCAGATGACCCATGAGGCGCTTCAGATCAGGGAACAATTGTCCAATCCAACCCGACAATTGAGGCGTTCGCTCTATGCGGTCGCTGATATCGAGAAGGGCGAGACCTTTACTGAGGCTAATGTGAGAAGCATCCGGCCCGGCTTTGGCCTCGCACCCAAGCATCTGCCCCGCCTGCTGGGAAAGAAAGCCAGCCACAATTACCGCAGAGGAGACCGGATCACATGAGTATTGTCAATGATTTCAAAGCCATCAACGACAATGTTAAGAAGTTGAATGAGCAAGAACCAGAGTTGATGAACGGATATGATAGAACGAATTATTCACCGCCGATCAACCTGCCGCCAAGCCACGGGGCACCGGATGGATCTTTACATTGTTCGGCTGGAAAGGATGGGCTGAATGTTTGGTGGGTCGCCGACTCGAATGTTCTAGGCGGATGGCGATTGGCGACCGAAAAAGAACTCGGAATCTCTCCCACCCATCCGGCAGTCCAAGGCCAGATCATCATCGACCCCGGTCATAACCACCAAAACCCGAATGCCCAACAAGCCAATGCTGCCCAGCAGGCCATCCTTGGAACTGATGTAGGAGGTAGATTGGGCTTCAGGATCCCACCGGGATATACACGTTATTGGGTCGTGAAAAGCAATCGACTTTGGCGGAAGGTTGGGGTGTGAAGCATCATCCCAAGCCGAGGTATGATGCCTCATGGGATGAGGATCACGAATGCTGGGTGGTGCCGTGGACTTGTCTGGTGGGGTGCAAGTGCTGGATGAGGGTATCCGGCCCCCAGAAGGGGAGCTGCATTCATGGCGGCCCCTACATGGGCTATACGCCGTGTGGGAAGTGCTGTGAGCCTGACCGAACAACTAATTAGAGTGGAGATCTATGTGGCTCTCGCATTTGTGATCGCATTCCTGACGGTCCTTTACGATATCTTCAACTCATGAAGATGGAACAACTCAGTTGTGCGACCTGCCGGTTCTGCCACGAATTGGACTCAGAATCGTTCATATGTCGCCGTTATCCACCGAGGATCTATGAGTTCCAAGGCAAGGTTTTGACACTTTATCCACCCATTAACGATATCAGGACATGGTGGTGTGGGGAGCATAAGACTAATTTCAAGAGCGGAGCCAACTGATGCAGAATACGAAGCAGGCCATTAAAGACGTCCTTTTCGTCCTTAGCGACAGGACCAAGGCAATGGATGCAAGGAACTATCCAGACTGGTTCCAAAAGGCCGTAGACGAGGGGGGCTACGCTAAATCGTGGACCATACTCCTGCAAGCCTGCCTCGAAGAGATCAAGATGCATCAAGATCTCAATGGACGGCTTTACAAGCAACTCTATCCCTCGGGCTAACCATGAGCGAGATGCTTAAGCGAGTGGCGATAGCGATTGCTGCTAGTCGTGGGTCTGGTTCATGGAAGGCATACGAGATAGAGGCGCTCGCCGCTGTTGCGGCCCTACGGAACCCGACCCGAGAGGTGAAGCTAGCCGCGAACAAGGTTCCCATCAAACGCAGCCTCTTGAGTGAGGATGAAACCTATTATGTGACCGGATATGAGGCCGAAGATATCTGGCATGCCATGATTGATGGGATAATTGATGAGATACTCAAATGACACTGTTCTTTATTGGCCTCTATTTCGGGATCGGGATGGGTTCCGTAACCGTCATCTGTATCGACATTCCGAGCCCTTCCTTCTGGAAGGTATTATTGTCCATGATGTTCTGGCCGATGTTCTTTTTCCTGCCTGATCCAGAGTGAGTAAGTATGATTGACATATATGATTCAGAGTTCGATGAGAAGATCCGCATCACTCAGAAGAAGGATTGGATCTACGTCCATTATTCAAAGCGGGTGGGGGGTGGCTTCATCAAGATGAAGCGAGACCTCTGGCGTCAGGTCGCCCACACTGTGATAGGCATCACAGATAAGGATTGGCCCATAATCGGAGAAAGAAAGAAATCAGCCCCGGTTAGTGAGGGATCTCTGCGATGATCTGGCTTTATCATCACTACAGCGGGGGCCATTTCGTTTGCTATGGCGATATCAGAACACCGTCATGGTCGCGCTGGCTTATTCCGGGGACTGATACCTGATTTACAACCTATGAGTTGTATAAACCCCGTGTTTGGGGACACTTTAGCCCATCACTACAACCGGCAGTAGGTAAAGATGAGTAACGATAACACCATTACGATCACGGAACTGTTGATGAAGACGGCTACGATCTTCGGTAAGATCGACCACATACAGGACAACAAGGGAACAAAACTGTTCCGGGGGGCCTCTGTTGAACATCTGTTGAACGAGGCCATTCATGAGATCGAGAGCTATCGGAGCATTATCAAGTCCTTCTCGGATGCTGCTAAGATATTGGATAATCAAAGGAAACTGCCGACATGACAGGCAAAGAGATCGAATCATTGGGTGAGTTGGTCGAGAGATCCAAGTCCATTACCCTGACAATGCCGAGTGGTCAGACGGTGACGATGGGACCAGATAGACAGAAGCTGGTCGTCAACGCCCTCTATCTGGCAGCCTACGCCCAATACAAGGTGGATAACGATGAGCGAACAGTTCAATGACAAACACCTATTGTGGTGGGTGATCAAGGCCATAGCCCACCACCCACTGGATGTATCCTTCGCAGACCTAAAGGATGACGAACTATGGATAGACATAGAAGCGCCTGATTGGGTCATGCCCGCCATATTTGAAAAGATCAAGATCATGGAGGACGAAGGTGGACTTGATTGACCGACTCGAACAGATGGCCTCTTGGATTGACACAGGAGTCACTCCAGAGGGTTTTAGTGAAGATGAGTATCTCCCTAGCCTAGATATCACAAGTCTCCTCAGAGAGGCTGCAAACGAGATTAAGAGGCTACGTGAAGAATTAAGGGTGGATGGGGGGTTCTATTCCTGATGAAGACTTGTTCCCGCTGTAAGGAACCTAAATCGCTGAAGGAGTTCCATCGACATTCGATTTATGGAACTCAATCCTATTGCAAGCCATGCGATAACAAAAAGAAGAACGAATTTAACGCAAAGAACCCGGAAAAGAGGTTCCGAGTAAAGCGACGGAACTGGCTCAAGGACAAGTACGGCATAACGCCGGAAGAACACAAAGGTCTCCTTGAGGCTCAGGGATTCAAATGCGCCATATGCAAAAGCGACAATCCGAGGCGAAAGTCTAATTGGCTTGTGGACCATTGCCATAAGACTGGCCGTATACGCGGTTTATTGTGCCACCACTGTAATCTGGCCCTTGGACATGTAGGCGATTCAACGGCCATCCTAACAGCAATGATTCAATACATAGAACAAAACAAGAACATTGCCTAGAATTTTTGTTCAGAACTTTCTGAGAACATTCCTTAAAATTTTGGTTTGCAATTCACGGGACAGGGAAAATTTTAGGAACCGCCCCCACCCGCCCGTGGAAGGTTGGGCGGGCGTAGGACCGGACCCAGTCGGGCGCGGGCGAAAAGTTAAATCCCATCAGGGGCTTATGGAAATATTCCATAATGGACGTTATGCGAATTGTGTTCTGAGTTCAGTTGTTCGTTGAAACGAACATCAAGTGACCCAGCCCCACCCACCCCCGGGGGCAGGGGGACAGGGGATATATCATATCCCATACCCCACAGCTTACCCCACAGTATGCGCCCATGTCCGCATGGATGATATCATCTCAATGATATCATTGGAACAGATAGTGAACATTATGGGAATGAATGATGAACATTGCCTCGTGCCAGCCTGTGTACGCGGGCGCGTCTTATAACAACAACCCCAGCTTACGAGCAAAGACCAGTGGGTCTTTCGCCCCTTTGCGAGAATTGCAAAGCTCACAAGTGAGTTGCAGATTGTGACGGGCATTGCTGCCGCCTAATGCCAAAGGCATGATGTGATCAACATGATACCGTTGGTTCAAATCAACCCGACAATAGGCGCATTTGCCTAGTTGCAGGCGGAATATGTCCGCTATGTCAGTGTCCGTATGAGCCCCGTTGCTGCCCTTTAACCGGGCTTTACGCTTGCGATTACGGGCTATGGCCGCAGGTTTATTGCGCTCATAGGCCAGCCTGTTTAGCCGACGCTGCTTCTCTCTATTGGAGATAAGCCAAGCCCGATTCCATGCCGGTTTGTTGGGATGACTACGATGCCGATCTCGAATGCACTCTGTGCATCCCTTGGAAATATACCGTTCAGCAATATGGCCATTGGAGCAGGGCTTTCCGGTAAAATACCGGACCAAACCCAACGCTTTGGCCTCAGATCGCCTGATCACGCGCATCTAAATCACTTCCTCAATGAAGACTCTTTCTTTCGAAAGCCCCTCATTTATGAGGGCTTTCTCAAGAAAGAAGTCCTCATCAGCAACCCGGCAACGAAAGGACCGCCGAACATGACCAACACCATCACGATCTCGAAGGAAGACTTCGCTAAGCTCGTTGCCGAAGCTGTTGCGGCTGAATTGGCTGCATCTAAGGGCAAGGCTGTGAAGGCAGCTATTGCTGGCAAGTCGGAGCGTTCGATGAAGAACGAAATCCTCTGTGTCAGAGCCTTCAAGAAGGCTGGCTTTGGTGACGTCAAGCCTCATGTCGATGTCATGACTTACAATCGTTGGGTTGCTGCTGGCCGTAAAGTCAAGCCCGGTGAACATGGCATTCGAGTTAAGAACCTTCGGCTGTTCCACATCAAGCAGACCGAAGCGATCTCGGCCGAGGAAAAGGCGAAGCTGCTTGCCGATCAACAAGCGGCTATCGCCAAGTACGAAGCCAAGAAGGCTGGCGCAATAGCCCTCAATGGTATCGACAAGGGACAGCCGGTTGCGGCTTATCCCGCCTAACGGCAACAAACCAGTGATGGGCGGACTAAACATCCGCCCACTTTACTCCCATCGCATTGATTTTGAAAGGAAAATCATGAGAAACGCTATCGCAATTACGCTGCTAGTTTTTATCGGCTTTGTACTTGGCTACGCCAGCCACCCCAAGCCGTTATTCGCCAGCTATGACGAAGCTGCCCGCTGGTGCGATTTCGAATAGGAGGATTGAGCATGTATCAGGTCATTTTCCAAGTCTACAGCGGCGATAAATGGCTGGACTATTGCCGTGAGCCAAGTCCGCATAAGCAACATCTTAACCCCACAAACCAGTGGGCGAAGGATAATTGCGACGTGCTGGGGCGGAATCACGCCAAGCCATTCCGCTTTATCCTCGAATACTGGAAGGAGGACTAAATGACCATTGTCTTACGCCCATACTATGGCCAATGGGCTATTTACGCTGATGGACAATATGCTGGCTTGATCAAAGGCCAGCCGCAGGAATGTGTTGCAACTTTGCATCGGGTTTATCCCGAAGCGACTCAAATTGCCGTTATGGCCGGGCTTACAGCCCCTCAGTGGGAGAACAGAGCGTGAAGATCATCAATACTTACCACACTTATCCAGACCTTGATGAAGCCGGTGTCGCCTTCCTTACCGTTCTAACCGAAGGCGATATTGGCGATTATGCCGTTTACTCAGGAATCGTCGGTTTCACTTGGGACTATGCAGGCGATTATGAGTTTGAACGCAACATTGCGGCGCAACGAGTCGCTAAAAGTGGCCAGAAAGAGCCATACGAACGCGCCGTGACCTTCTTCCCTTACCTCAAGAGAGAAAGTTATCGCCAATGAAAGACATCGCCATCGGTTTCATCTTGGGAGCAGCCCTGTTTGGGCTGTTCCTTTCATCGCTTGTTATCAAGATAGACCAATTCAACTAGCAAAATCAGGGAGATGTTATGAGCCTAGTCATGGTCCACTACCTGCACCCGAAATGCACCCAAGATCACGTCGGACTGATTCCATATATGCTGGATTCAGCCGATCCAACGCCAGCCAAAGACCAATTCGACCGCAATTATCAGCATGGCGGCGGTTGGCGAAATCAAAAAGGTTTTACTTTGCTGGACGGCAATGTCCTGCAATATGGCGAGGAATATGACCCGGACGATCATGAAACTGATCCGCCGCTGAAACCCATTGCCGAAATCGTGATGCCCGGACGCGAAGAACGCATCTTTGTGTACGATTATGGCTATGTTGCCATAATTCAGCCAGACCAATCTTTTGAAGTCTGCCGAATGGATTAAGGGGAATAAAACATGAACAAAGAACGTCTGTTGAAACTGGCCGATCTGTTAGAAGCCGATGCCAAGAACCCCAAGGGAGTTAAATTCGATCTCTCTGAGTGGGGCGAGGCTGTTGATCCCAAAACGCCCGTTAATTGCGGAACATCCGCTTGTGCGGTTGGACTCGCTTGCATTTCCGGTGCTTTCAAGAAAGAAGGCTTGGGTTATGAGGTAGTGGAAGGCAAAGAATGGGATGATCTAGATAAGCCATCAGCTATTTATACCATAAATCCCACCTACAAAAAAATGTCTGGATGGGATGCCGTCGCAAAATTCTTCGGTATCGGTTACGCCGATGCTGAATATCTATTCAGTTCTTACGAGTACAACAGTATTCCAAAAGGGGCAAAGGGTGAACGTACCGTAGCCAAGCGTATCAGGGAGTTTTGTAAATGACGACCTATAACGTCCACGCCCAAATCGTCCCCGGCAATAAAGCCAGCGACGTTTACTATACCGTAGAAGCCTCCTCAAAGGAAGAGGCTTGGGACAAAGCCAGATCGAATTATAAGAAGTCTGGAATGATCTATCGCGTTGTTTCCTTTGAAGAAAAAGAAAAGTAATACCACAAGAAAAGCAGGTAATACCAAAAGGCTCCCTTCGGGGAGCTTTTTGTCGTTTGTGGGCTAATCCACGCAAAAGGAGCCAATATGACTCAATTCCTAAGCAATGAACGTAGTGAGAACCTGAAGAAGGAACTCATGGAACTTGGTATGCCAGAGAATCTGGCGAATGAGGTATCAACTTATAGTGATGACTTCGACTTTTTGGACGACAAGCTTGCCCGCCACACCAGCGGCTCGCTCAAATGGGCGAGATTAATGGTTGATGCCGTCATTGAGGATAATGCCGAGGAAAGACAGGAGTTCGCAGTCTACATCAAGGCCGAAATGGCGATCCGCTCAGCCTATCGTCAGGAAGCAATGGAACGTGGCATCTTCAAGAACTTCACCCGATGGGCCAAATCCGCTGAAGATGCGATTCCAACGCTCAGGGAACATACCAGACGCATTGAAGCCTATAAGCTCAATCTAACGGACAAGAACCAAGGCACCAATCTGCACTAATAGGCCGACCAACGTCTCTTCTTCCTCCTCTCTTCGAGAGGAAGAAGAGACGTCCTCCAATCACGGAGATTTGATATGGCTAATAGGCAGGGACCGCCATCAGACGAAATCGTTGAATTCATTGCGGAAACAATCGCAGAGATGATGAGCCAAATGAATTGTGATCCGCTTGACCGCATGGTGGATATCACCGAGGATACGCCAGAGACAATCCCACTAACAGCCCGCATCGAGGAACGCTATACCGCCCTCCATGCGGTTTACTATGAACAAACAATAACTGAGAGGGAATGAATGGCAACTTATCGTGTTGTGAATGAACTAGGCCATATTGAGGCCGAGTTTCCAGTGTACTCTATGGCCAAAGCAGAGGCTGATCGCTGTCATACACGCGGACAGCGCTCAGGACATTACCGCGTTGAGGAAGTGAATATAGTCTACCACACCGCTGAAAAGCTTCATTCCGATACATTTGGGAAACTGGGCTATGACAATGTTCGCGGAGAAGTCTATCCAGTAGGAGAAAAGCCACAATGACTGACAGAAAACTGACCGAGATCGAGATTTGGACTGAAACGCTGGAACTCGTTAACTACTTCAAGGAAAGGAACATCCCGCAACGGGAAGCCTGCTGTGTCATGAGTGCCGCACTGGCTGGCATCTTGGCCACTAAATTTATGGAGGAGGACTATCAGACGATGGTTGATAAGTTTGGCGCCATGACGCTTGGTTTCATCAAGGAGGGCAATCAAGCCAATAGGGAACGAAAAATTAAGGAAGGAATGAAGCACTAATGTGGATATGTCTAAACGACGGATTCTATTCAATAGTTCAAGATCATGACAATCCAAACTTGGTTTGGGTGAGATCAAGACATCGTGATCATTTGGCTAAACTATTCCCTTATCGTATTGAAATACAGGAACATGAGGATCGAGATTATCGTTATCGGACCCTAGTCGAGAAAGGTGATGTGGCTGATATTATTTCTCACCGTGTTAACTTAATCAATTACGGCAACTTCAAAGCCTCGGTTAAGGACAAGCAACTGCATGATCTTTATAGCGATTTCTGGACGATGCACCGGCTTTATCAAGAGGAGAACGAATGATAGATAGCGTCACCAACATCATCTACATCAGAGAAGGGGAGCGGTTTGTAGCTCCCCTTGAAGTTTTTCAGGCCATTAACAAGCTTGCCAATAAGAAAGGGCTCAAATCCTACGTTATGGGCAAGCTAGACAATGAAACCATCTCATTCAGGATCATCGAAGATGACGGACAAGTACATTTTGGACGGCCGCGTTCCGTTAAAGTGTAATAACCTAACGGAATGGGCTCGCTGGTTTACGGAGGAAGATCGCCACGTTGCGAATGATTGGATCAATGGCGTTCATGTCAGCACCGTTTTCTTAGGGATAGATCATTCCTTCCCCTGTCACGAAAACCACGGTCGCGGGCCAATCCTATTCGAAACCATGATCTTCGGTGGCGTTCATGACGGTTGGCAGGAACGCTGTTCGACTTGGGAACAGGCCGAGGACATGCACCAGCGAGCCTGCAATGTGGTCCGCAATACCGGATTAATTTACCGTATCAGAGGCTGGATCAGCGATAAAAAGCGCAGCCTCACGCATGCGTTTCGTCTCTTCCGACTCCGGTACTTTTAGGCCGAACATGGCTGCCAAGGTCATAGCGGCCTCTGGGCCAGCTTCCTTGGCGACCACATCCAGAATGCCCTCAATGGAGGTCATATCACCGAATTCGCCCACATGGCCGGTTTCAACCCGTTCACGCAGCAAGCCCACCAGCTTAGCTTGAGCCGTTGCCGCCATTGTGATCTGATCCGCTCGACCCTGTTTCTTTGCAAGATCAACGGCATACTGATAATCCGTCAGGATCTTATCCACAGAAATGTCGGATCGCTTCATTTGCCGCTCCTGAATGCGACTCAATAGTCGCCTAAAATGGGGCTTGCGTAACATCCTCGATGCCAGCACAGAAGCCGATTTCCGAGAGGTATTAGAATACACTTTCAGATAAGCGTCTGTTGCGCTTGGGGATTTCATCAATTCCCGAGCGAAAAGCTCCTGCTTATGGGTCGCTATAGATTCGTGCCACCGAGCCATGATGACAATAACTTTACCACAACACCAACGGAGATCAAATGGAGAACGAAAATGAAACGATTTGGGACGGATAAGTTTCAGGGCTTTTGTGCAGTCCAAGAAGACGGCGCAGGAGCTAAATATATGGAATATTACGACTCTTTTCCTCGCAGAGTTCGTGAACGTATTCGGGAATCACCCGTCAATCTGTGCTGCATGTGCGTCAGTTATGGCGGCTATGAACACGGAATGATGGCCCAAATTGAACGGATGGAACGTGCCGCCCTTCAACAAAATGATTCAGAACCTCGTTGACTTAGGTTTGATCGACGCCAATCGGAAATTGACACGAAAAGGACACGCTTGGACCAAAGACCTGATGCAAGCACTAACAAAAGCGGAGAAGGGGAATGCAGCCAATGGACCTGAGCTTACGGCAATTCGCCGTGCAACTCGCCAAGAGAATAGACGAAACGTGGAACAAAACCGAAACGATGTGCCCGATGTGGATAATCGACGGGTCAAATGGCGTTACCGTCATGGGCACCCCTTGGTCAAACGATCACGAAAAATCGCTAATGGTAAAGGCCGTCAAAGCCTACATGAAGGAGCATGATGCCAAGCGATATGTCCATATCGCAGAGGTCTGGATGCTGGATGACGTGGATAAGGTTCCAGAAAGCATTGCCAGAGGCGGTAAGGTATCATCCCACCCGCAGCGCAAAGAAGCTGTGATCGCAATGGCTGAGGATCGAAGCGGTAAGGCCGTCCACGTTATCCGCAAGATCACCCGCAGAGGCGATGAAGCCACCTTGTCTGAGCCCGAGATCATTGAGTTCGAAAAGTCGATGACTCAGGGTATACTAACACATATGTTGCCCGAATGATCGAGTGGCTTGTTCGCAACCATCCTCTTATGGCGTCAATTGCTTGGTTATTATTCATGCTTTGCTGCATAATGACAACAGTCGCCATAGTAAATTTACTATATTTAAGGAAAAAAGATGGGGAATAGCCGCAGATTGATCCGGTCCATAGATCCACAAGCCGTCAAGAAGGCTTTGTCCTCGATTCTCAAGAGCAAGAAGAGGTCAGAAATATCCCCTGAACTGGACAAGGCCATTTCAGATGAAATCGCCGAGGGAACCCCGGTTATAACTAAAAGTTCTTGAAGGAGGACGAATAACCATCCTCTCTCCACACCCCTCATTTTATGAGGTGTGGAGAGAGGATGAGAAGCTCCCACCGCCAACCAAAGAAGGAGCGACCAATGACCGAACAATTGAAAGTTAGTGCCGCCGACCTCCAGAAGCTTATTGCCGAAGGAGTCGCCGCTGCTATGGCCTCAACCAAGAAGGGGAAGCAGGCTAAGGGCAAAGCCGGTGGCCGGAAAAAGACTGATGAAGAGAAGGCTGCGGCTAGGGTTAAGACCGACGCCGAGGTTCTCAAGGTCTTTACCAAGGCCGGATTCAAGGATGTTGTGCCGAGAGAGACAGTCCGGACTTACAAGAAATGGCTGGAGGCCGGACGAATTGTGAAGAAAGGCGAGAAGAATCATAAGGTTGGTTCTTTTCCGCTGTTCCATATTTCCCAAACTGAGCCGATTGTGGCTCAGCCTCAGCCGCAGCAAGAGACGGCATCAACCGTTCATTAACCGGCGCAACTTACACTCTAAGGCTCCCTTCGGGGAGCCTTTTTGTGTTTGTAAGACCCACCAACGAAAGGAGAATACTTATGGCGTTTCATCCCCAAGCTGAGCAGGTTTGCATAGAAGGCTTCGGCTACGCTGAAACCCTCTGTCAAGCCACGACCGCTAAGGTCCAAGAGATCGTCCCCAAAGACGGAACTCAGATCCTAATGGGAGCCCTTGCCGTAGCTGGCGGTGCTCTCAAGACGCTCTCTGAACTGATCGCTGCCGGAACTGATGGCGATGTTATCACCGGCAAGGCCAATAAGGAAACGGCCCTTGTCGCCGCTCTGTTAGTGGCACGAATCGCTATGCCACACAAGAAAGGGCTGCAAGTCGACTTCAGCCCACGTAACTTCACGGCTGCCGTCAAGGCTGCCGAGAAGATCGCCGGAAAAGACCTCTCCAAGTACCTCAATAAGGGAATGGTCGATTTCTTCGCAAAGGCTGTCGAGCGTGACATGACCCTCGGATATTGGGACTACCTCAAGGATGTCGGTCCCGAGTTCGATAACTTCTCGGGCCAAATCACCAACTTCACCAAGCACTAAAGGAGGATTCATGAACTTTGATGATGCAAGCCGCGTTACCGGCAAAGACGACGAGATTGCCCAAGGCGTTGTTAAGGGCGTCCATAATATCATGATGATGGGCGCCGCTGCTATGAGGGACAACGGCGCTAGAGTTGTCCTCATTGCCGGATGTTCACTTCCGGCCCTCAATACGCTGGCCATGTCTTTCGGCGAACATCAGCCCGGAGATCATGTGCCAGCCAATGAGGAACTCACGACCTTCGGCGCTTTCTATATGATTGCCGCCGTCGAGAATGCTGATACGAATCACCTGTGCGTTGGATTTTCTCCAGAAATCTTGTCCAAGGCGCTCAGGTTGTTCAAAGCACACACTGGCCGCGATTATACCGGAATTTCGCCTAATTTGTTGAGAATGATCGCTGAACAGGAGAAAAAAGCCAATGAAGCGGCTCCTGTTCACCTGAAGAAGTTCCTCCCGAACTAGTATCCCGATTCCTCTTCCTCACTCTCTCTTCTTCGCTTTGCGAAGAGAGAGTGAGGAGAGCGAATAAGTGCCTCCCACCACATAAAGGACGATAAATGACTGATAACTTGAAGGAACGAATAGAGTCTGCCGTTGCAGACCAGAAGAAGGCCGAGCGTGTTAATTGGAACAAGCTCGACATGCCTATTGAGTACCAAGGAAAGGCCATCACCCTTCCCGGTGATCCCGCCAAGATGCCAATCAGAGCAGCGATTGAAGCCCTGAGCCGGAAGCTCGCTGACGAGGAAACCGAGGTGATCGTATATGAGATCATCGATGGCTATCCCCTTGATGCGGCTGTCGCTTTCGTCAAGGCGATGACCAAACTCTATGGCTGGGCGTCACCGGCTGTTGAAGTCGTTCAAGGGATGATGGGTCCTCAGGAGCGACCGCCAGTTTATCGGCCCGTGAAAGTCGGTAAGAATAAGGAAGATGTGATCCAAGTTCCGCTTGGAGCGTTCCGCCTTCCCGGTGTGAGCAACATGATTAAGACCGTGATTGACCACACTGATAAGGGCCTTTGCTTCATTATTCACGCAAAAGTGAAGCAGAAGGAAAAGGCCATTCTGATTGAACTGGCCACCGAAACCCGCCGCATTGTCGAGGAAGAGAGCATTTACCGAGGCAAAGCGATCCGGATTAGGGTGGACGATAACGGCGAACTGGATATCAACAATCCGCCCGAGTTCCTTGATACGGATTCGGTTGGTGAGGAAGATGTTCTGTTCAGCCAAACGATTCGGGATCAGATTCGGGATAACATTCTGGTCCCGATCAAGTTCCCTGAGGCATGCAGGAAGAATAAGGTTCCAAAGAAGAGGACCGTCCTGCTGGAAGGCCCTTATGGCACCGGCAAGTCGCTAACTGCGGCAATGGTGGCGAGGGTCTGTGAAGAAAACGACGTCACTTTCGTTCTGCTTGACCGTGTTCAGGGCCTCAAGGCAGGTTTGGAGTTCGCCAAGAGGTTTGGTCGGGCCGTTTTCTTTGCGGAAGATATTGATCGGGTCGCTATGGACCGTGATGAGCGGATGAACGATCTGATTAATACCATCGACGGTGTGGTATCTAAATCCAGTCAGATCATGACGATCTTGACCACAAACCACGCCGATCAGCTTCATCCGGTCATTTTGAGGCCGGGTCGTCTGGATGCGGTAATCTCACTGAGGGCACCGGATGCGACGACAGTCAGGAAGCTGATTGCCCATTATGCCGGTAAACTGGTTCCGGAAGGGGAGTCGCTGGAGAAGGCCGGAAAGGCGCTGGAAGGACAGATTCCAGCTTCAATCCGGGAGTGCGTGGAACGTGCCAAGTTGGGCATGATCGGTCGCGGTGCCAACAAGTTGTCAGATCACGATTTGTTCATTGCGGCAGAGACGATGAAGAACCATCTGGCCTTACTCAATAAGGACCAGAAGGTTAAGACCACCGCAGAAACCTTGGCCGAATCCCTCCAAAAGGTGGTTCGTGGTGAAGACGATGACGTTGATCTGACTGTCAAACAGCAGGTCGCAGAACTTTATGACCATATAATCAACTAACCCGTAGGCCAATCCCCCCTGCCCACCTACGGGCTAACCCTCCCAGAGCGTGTCCTCAGGCTCTGGGAGGGACTTTTATAGGGTGAGGACACCGAATATGGAGCTTGCGATGCGCTTCCACGGTGGGGGTCTCCTTTCCCTCCGCTATAGGTGGAGCGTAGTCAGCCGGTGCGGGACTCTCGGTAGCAAGAAATGAGTCCCACCAGATTAGGAACGCAAGATGGCAAAGAAGTTTTCAGATATTATCGACAATATGTCAGAGGAAAGACGTCAAAAGATCAAGGAACGGGCCGAATGGCTACTAAAAAATATGGAATCCCATCAGGAGAATGGTGGAAGCATCTCCGATGGACAAAGCGAAGCTTCTGGAAGCGACTCCGCCAACACGCCAAACGAGAGATTAAACGGGAACTCAAGAAAGGAGAAAGACCATGAAAGTCGTTGAATACTCTAAACCTAAACGCGGCCGGGGAGCACCACGAAAAGAGGAAGGTCGAAAGAAATTCACTACGATCTCGATAGAGAGAGATCTATATGATTTTCTTCACGAAAAGGCTAATGAGCTTGAGTCCACTCTTGGGTTTAAGCCCACTTCCTCACAGGTTCTTCGGCATGTAATTCTGAGTAAAGCCGAAGGAGGACAAAGGTGACATGGGACCATAGGGTTATTTTCCACAAAAATGATCCATATGAGCAATGGTATGGTATCCACGAATGCTTCTATGACAATCCGAGAGATGAAATACCGACTTCTTGGACTGAGGAGCCTATTCAAGTTATAAGTGATTCACCAGAAGGCTTGCTTTGGACCCTTGAAAAGATGAGATTGGCCGTCGAAAAGGCTGTGCTTGTTATAGACGGAGAAAAGCTTAAGAAAGCCGAAGGCCGCCCCGACTAGTCGGAACGGCCCTCAACTAGCTTACTGTACCCTTACCTCACCTTAAGAAGAGGCAGCTACCGTAGGAGCCGGAGCAGCGGCAGCAGGCGCAGCAGCAGCGGGAGTGTTGGCGGTAACAGCCGCAGACAGAGCCGCGTTGTTAGCCTCAACAGATGCCGAGAGAGCGTCAATCGCAGCCTGAACGGTCGGGTCGGAAGTGACGTTCTTCAGGTCCGAAATCTGCTGCGACAGGTTGCTCAAAAGAGTCTGAACGGAAGCGATAACCGTGGTCTGAGCCGCCACGTCCGCCTGTAGTTTGGTGAAGTCAGCCATGATTACCCTCAATTGCTGTTGGATTGCGGCTAATTCCGCCTTCAGGAACTCGTCCGGTGAGTGAGTGACATGAAGTTGGAGTTTCATCGCGGACTCGTTATATCACTATATTGTGAAGATTGCGAGACAGCGTAAAATTTATTTACTGTTGCACGGGCACGGTCTGGGCTTAGGGAGCGGAACATGCGCCTTGGCCCTAAGGCCGTGCTTTTTCTTTACGGGCGCGGGATCAGACCTGTTCACGACAGGCGGCACGATCTTAACTGGCGGCGGAACGACCTTGACGTCCTGAGCCCACGACGGAATTGGTGGCGGTAGCGGATGAACCGCTTTCTTGGATAATGACCAAAAGAACCATCCTGCCCCGCCTAGCAGAATGAGAAAAAAGACGATAAGTGCTTTTTTCTTACGTTCCAAGATCATATACACCGAAAGGAAGACCAACGCGACTACGAAGCAAATCGCTCCGATGATCGTCACGTCATGTATGAATATTACTTCCTCTAGCTTGTCCATGTCAATATTTTTTCAGGCTCTAAATAGTAGACTGGCTTTCTACTATCCTTAAAAGATTGTATCTCGTGGGTAACACCATAAGACTTTTCCCACGTATCCAGCATTAACACAATCATGGCGTCTGCCTTGGCCATGATGGCTTCATCAAATTTAATCCAGATGGCATGCGACAAAGGGTCGACGTTGCCGTAGGTCGCCAGCGGATGCGTGTGGGCAATTGGACTATAGACATTGATGCCCATCTGCATCAGCTTGCAGGTCAACCGACAAGCCTCGACAAACGCTAGGTGTATCCCTAGCGGGTATTTGGTGTATGGTGATCCCACATAAACAAGAGGAAATTGCCTTAGTTCGTCAATAATCTTGCTCGTCGTCATATTCAGTATCCCTAAATCTCGTCCGAGCCCCTCCGGTAGCTTTTCCATCCACAAAGGCTTGGAACTGGAGCTTACCGTTTTTGATCCTAAAATTTGTTCTATGAACTAGTCCACAATGACAACACTGGTCCTTAAACCCACGCCAAGGAATTGGTACCCATTCACCATTGGTGACTTGGTAGTATTCCTCTTTTTTCTTTATACTTTTAGAACTTTTCCCCGCCATTGGACCGAATCCTCGGAAAACTTGGTTACGAGTTCAGGCCATAAAAGCCGCCCAGCGTTGAAAGTTAGCACACCAAAGCCAGAAACCCAATTCTTTGGGTTGTCCTCTGTATACTCAAAGGCAGGATGATCGGTATCCGCCATACAGCCGGTATCTACCCCCCATCTAGTACCGCGAAAATCTGTAAATTGACGCACAGCAGCAGAATGAAGATGGCCAGTAATAATAGTACACCCAGCATGCAAAACATTCGCGAAAGTTGCGTTAGCCCCACCTTTGTATCGATGTTTAACCAAAATATCGTTGTTGATTTCGCAACTCCAACACTTTTCCCAGCATGGGTTGAAGTGGTCGCTTAGATGTATCCCCTTGATATTCCTATATTCTCTTGCAACCTGAGCGAGTCTTGTCTCAAATCTAGCGTCGTGGTTGCCCAACGTCCACACCTTACGACTCCCCTTGGGGGCCGCTTGCTCTATTTCATGTAAATGGTATTGAGCCGTCTCAATCTCTTCAATAGGTGAAGGAATGGTTTCCCACTTCAGGGGAGGGTGGCGACTGATCTGGGGGAAATCCAGAACGTCACCATTAAGGATCACCGCTTTTGGCTGTAACTCCTTGACAAACCTCTTAAATGCCCGGAGAGCCACCGATTCTGACCCCGGCCATAGATGTAAGTCGGAACCTATTAAGACGATACCATTCTTAATTTCAATCTTTTGGGCCATTTTCGCCCCTTATGTATTCAAGTATCTTTAATATCGCCTCTTCAGTGTCACCAATCTTTCCTATTGCAAGATTGTGATTATCACACAACAATCCTCTTACCCGGCCGGTATCGTGGCAATGATCTATTCTAAGAACCCCATGCCTTTCATCTTCCGCCCGCTTGTCGCATAGAGCGCACTTACCGCCCTGTTTTTCAAGCAACTCCAAGTACTTATCTTCAGTAATGCCATACTTGGCCTTTAGGCAATATTGCCGACGCCTAGACTTCCATTTCTCGGGGTTTTTTAGGTTATCCTTCCTAACCCACTCCCGCATATACGAATTGCGCCTTTCCCTATTTGCCTTGCGCCATTCGCCATTTCTGACTATTTCAGAATCTCGATTTTTCCAATAGAACTTTTTGGCACTAACCTTATGAGATTCGCTACTCAAGAAAGAGCCCCCGGAATGAAGCACCTAATTGAGGTGCCGTTATATCCTTTGATAGGCCAAACAAGAGCCGGTCCATAGAGATTAGGTTGATCCACAACAGCATCGTCAGGTACATCAATCCATTCCCCATCGAGTTTGACCTTGTAGTGACCGTTATCAGAGGTCCAGTCCGGGTCTGAGAGTACGGTGGCATCACTGCCTGAGCAGCAGACCCCCTTCTTGGAATAAAGCCCCTTCATCCATTCTGTGGCTGCTGGATTGCCGTTTGGATCGTGAGCTTTGGCTGGCGCCACAAGAAACCAGCCAAGAACAAAACCGATTAGAAATGCCAGTAAGTAAGTACGCCAAGGTTCATTAATCATGCATTTAGTGCCTTGAGAGTAAATACAATACATATCCTAGTATGCCTGTGACAAGGAAGCCTGTTGCGGCCATTAATCCACGGCTTTTTACGATTTCCATGCTTTCTCGCCAGCCTCTGAGGTGGGCGAAGTCCTTTTGGAGCTTGACAAGCTCGTCAGGATTGAGGGCGTTGATGCCGAGGACGAGGAAAATCCGGTTGACGACCTGTTCGGCCACCTCTTTGGCCACATCCTCCGTGGTTGGCGGGTTAGTTTCGGCCATTGTCGCCCCTATTTGCTAAAGATCTTGCTCACCCGCTCAACCGCTGTGGCACCAAAGTATGATATCACAATCGTCTGGCAGACATACCATAGATTGGGGTCAATGGCGTCGGTCGTCCCTAGACCTAGACATTTGTCCCAAATTATGACTTTGAAGATGAACACGATGAACGGCAGGGCGAATAATGGCCGGATGATAGCTGTGTACCAATGCCCCTGTTCGGCGATTAAAAGCTGAGTAGCCTGCGCTCTGGCGGCGATTTCAGCCTGAATCTCGGCCTCTAGCAGTTCGAGGGCCTTCTGGTCGGTGCTATCTTGGAGCTTAAGACGGGCCTTATAGGCGTCGAGGGCCGACTGGAGAAGTGGCCCCGTGAGGAAGCTTAGGAGCCAAGTCCACATTTAGTGCTGGCCCCACCCCAAGATGCTTCGCAATCTTGCGATAAAGACCACCACTGAGATGCCAATCATGATCCAGCCGAGGATCTGAGGATAGGTACTCAAGGCTTCCCTCAGTTCAGCCTTGAAGTTATCGTCCCCTACGATAAGGCCAAGCGTATCAATAAATTGCAACACAATGCCAATCGCCGCGACGACGTAGGATACCGCCACGGTGCAGGAATGTAGGCAGAAGGCTTTGACCCTCGCCCACATGGGGCATTACAGCTTGGCTTTGAGAGCCGCAAGCTTGGCTTCTAGGGAGGCAACAGCAGCTTCATTGGTCGTCCAGAAGCTCTGCATCCAATCCTTACCCACCCAAACCAATGCGCCCCCGCCGATAAATCCGCAGATAGCACCAAATAACCACATGCTAGTTCCTCTTGAATAGTGACATGAAGGCTTGGAATAGCTTGCCCAAGCCACTCACGGCAGGTTGCGCTGCTGGGTTGATAGGTACCACATTCGACGCCACAATAACAGAGGGAGACTCTGGAGCCTTGGGCAATGGAATAGCCACGTTCAGGGCTTTCCATTTCGCCAACCATTGTTGACGCTCAGAATACCCGATTAGTCCTCCGTTGAGCCGGAGCGTGACTTGATGGATATCGTCCGAGAGCGCCGGTAATAGACAACCGCATAGGACGAAATCGGCTGCCCCACATTCCATGAAGTTAGCAGGGAGGTTAACCAATTCCGGATGATTGATGAGATCAAGTCCCACCTTTGCGCCAAGTTTTGCATAGCCTTCCTTTCCTGTTACCTGAGTAGCGCCCCGACCTCGGAAGTTGTAGCCATCATCTGTACCGATGGCGTTGCCCATTCGGCCGTTATACACCTTGTTCCCGAGGGCTCGTGGATTATGGGCGTAGGGCAGGGCCTCGCTGATGGATCGGAAGCGAGTCGGCCACACCTCTGTCATACGGGCAGCGGTGTAGTTAAGGTTCTCCTCAACATCCAGCCCTGCACCGCACTCATGACTAATCTGCGCCATGAATTGATTCATGGCTGTCTTGGTGTTGATGCCGTAAGTTTCGAAGACCCGAGAAGCCGTATCAACCATAGCCCGGCGAAGGCCCGGAATCTTAACATCCCCATTCGGCCACAGGCGGAATAGGGCATCCTCAAAGCTAGTCATGGCGCCCCGCCCCTAGTCCCAACGGGGTTTAACTATACTCCCGTTGAACTTTCGATATCCCATCTTTTTCTTTTTAGCACTTATACCGAGGTGAGTCTTCCTCTTTTTTGCCACGATTGATTTTTCTTTGACGTCCTCTTTAGTCTTTAGATCGTGTACGTTCTTAAGTACAGGAGCCAGATTAGACTCACAGTGTTCCCCACCATTAACAAGAGCAACAATATGATCGCAATCCCAGCGTTCACCAGCCCTAATTTTACGGCCAGAACGATAGCAAGTCCCGTTATACTTATCGAATACACGTAGCCGAACACGAGGAGGGATAGGGCTATCATGAGTCTTTCCCCGCCATTCCTTGGTAGACCTCACCGCTGTATCTTCCACGATTGAGGATTACCGGGGAATAGGCCATCATCGAATGGAACCACGTCCGGCCTGCTGAGGATCTTCTGGGCGTCCTCCTGAGAGACAGGGCCTCCCGGTATCACATAGAATTCCTTGCCGGAGGAGCAATGCATTAGCATCAGACGGGCACCCTTGACGGAAAGCTTATCCATAGCCCTGTCATAGGTCGAACGTCTCATTGGCCAAAGATCCCTAAATCGGGGTGGAAACTCATGGGCAACATACCCTTTCGGCCACAGACTGGTTCATTGCGAACCTTGCAGACGGTTATCTGGGACTCGTTTGATCCTTCGATTCTGGCAACACAGACGCCCCAGTCGG